GCTGTTTGTAACTTTGAGCCTGGATTTTCGCGACGATATGCCATAACGCCAGCTTTAGTTAATCCACCTTCTGGATTCTTATATTTTTTGTCCTGCCAATCTTCCTCTAGTTCGTCCATAGCATCAACAATCTCAATTGCTTCGCGAACCACTCTTTTGATAATTTGCCCAGGAGTTTGTTTTTTATAAACATCAACTAATTCATTAGAACCTACAAATCTTGATGCTGGATCGTTTGAATCTGTTGAATGCGCTTCGGCATCCTCTTCCTTTACAGGAACGCAATTAGGAACCTTTTTACCGTTCTTCATCTTCATACCAATCTGTTGATAGCCCTTCCAACATGGATCAGAATCTTCGTTCTGAGACGCCTTTAGTGCGGCATCAGTTGGAGCACCCTTACTGCCTGGTTTACGCATGCGCTCACCGGAGCCAGCTTTAATTCTAGCACGTTTTGCATGGATATTATCCCAGAGGCCACGTTTTTCGTTTACTAAATCTTCGTCTAACATTTCAGCAAAACCTCCAGAGATAAATGAATTTACGCGATCAAATGCGAACGAATCTGGATTACCACCAAATGATTCGCTCCAGCATTGATAGCCTCTACGATATACTTCTTCTAGTATATCGACCGAATAACCTGAATTTTGGGATTTTTTATAAAGAGATAATTTGGCCTTGTCAGTGAGTACGACAGACTCGCCTAGCTGAGTTTCAAATGAATTAAACTTTTTCATATGGAGTTTCCCTTGGGCTTTCCAATTATATGCGAGGTCTGGCGTACCCTTTTTACTCGCACTGACGTTTTATTTATAAAAGATCTTATCTTGAGATTTCTTCCCAATCCAGCGATGCGTATATATCAGCACCGGCGATATCTGATGCAGCGACTAATGTAAGCTCATAAGGACTAGAAGTTAGACCATTTCTTTCTAATTGAAACTTGAATAGTGCTTCTTTTAAAATGTCTACAGGCGTAGAACCCTGATTAGAACCATTAGTCCATCCGGAAGCCAAAATTCTACCACCAGCGAAACTTGTGCCTGTAATATTATATTCAACAGCAGAATCGTCTCCTGCAGAAACCCATGTTCCGCCTGTAGTTGCACCAGAAGCTACTACTCTCCAATTATAATTAGCATTGTTGGTTATTCCTAGTAATGATATAGCGGTAAGAATAATAATAGCATCAAGTCTATCAGGAGAGACTTTTAGTCTTATCGAAACGACAGGATAATAAGTGTTGACTACAGTTAAATCTCTTGGAGCGCCAATAGCTGTTCCAACTGCTTGTTGGACACCTCTTAGTTCATATCCGCCTTCTGAAATTACAGAAGAACATACCTGTTTCAACGTTGTATTGCTTGCAGTTACGCCTGTGTTTTTAATTTCATATCTCAAAGGAAGAGATGCAGTGGTCATATATGTTGTGGTAATAAAATTAGCATGATGAAATGAATGGCAGTGAATGAATTTACCGTCAATAACGAAACCACATCTTACTGTACCTAGACCAAGCCATTCAATATCAATGAACATAATTTGGGCTTTGGTTAAATCCAAAGTTATGCCAGATGGACTTGAAGCGACCTGACCCAACAGAGTGTCCATATTCCAATCAGACTGTGCTACTCTTGTTTCTTGCATTACTCCTGATGATAAAGACCTTTCAACCAAATATGCTGTATTACCTGCCACCTCAAGATAAATGCCATTGTTAGCGCCATAATATCCTACACGCTGACGAACATTTGTTTTTGGCTGCATGACAAATGTTTGCAGAATTTGTAATGATTTGCCAGGTTGATAAGAGAAAACTTTAGTTGTTTCACGAATAATCTCAGCATTGTTGGCCGTTGTTAAATTAAGGTTTATTAGACCTTCGTTATTAGAAAAGGCATAAGTTGCACCAGCAGTATTTGAAGTAGACCATAAATTATTATCGCGATAACGATGAGAAGAATCAAAAAGCGTTAGAGGAGTTGAAACTCTGGCTCTTCCAAAAGCATCAACTGCAACTCCAGAAGGATTAGCAGCGCCAACCATATTTCCATATTGGTCAGCAATTTGCACAACTTCAAATAAAGTTTTATTGTCGCTTAAAAACTGATGTGTGTCTTTACGAAACTGTGCCATTACTTTTTCTTTCTGGTCTTTAGTGGATCGCCGTTAGGATCCGCTTCATAGTAAGATAGGGTTTTATCTCTAAAATTCATCTTATCTGGATCAAACGCCTTAAAACCTAACATCTTAGCCAAAGGATTTTCTGATTGTTTGATGCTATTTTTTAAATTGCCACGAAAAAACGTTGCATCAACATCATTAGTTGTAACAGAACTATCGACCGCTGGATCACCAGTAACATATCCAAACCCTCTGGCATCAGCAGTTGTTACTTGTTCTTTTAATTTCTTTGGCTTGGTTGGTTTTGCAGGTGCTTGTGCATTACGAATATCATTCATAAGAGAAGCTGCTTGTTCGTCTGACATACGACTTGGCGCTCCTGCTCTGAAGTTCTCAAAATTACCAGAGCGAGCATGTTTTCTTTGACTTGTGCCCGAAACACCTTCAATGCCTTCAGCGTCCGGATCTCTACCGCCAGCAGAATGAACAGAAATATTATCAAAATTAAAATAGCCATGTGTTCCTTCTTGACCATTGTATTTTGATAACAGCTGTTGAAACTGATCTACTCTATCTTGACCAACAACTAGATGAAGGTTCTTTACGCCTTTTTTGTGTAAATCTGATGCATGATATAATAGACTTGGCGATTCAGGAGAAGAAGTTGAAACATTTGAGCCAGGAAAAGCTAATTTAGCATGTCTTAGTTTCTGCTCAGCAGTCAATGGGTTTTTATCGCCATCAAAGGAATGTGATAATACTATACTATGACCAGCATCGAAGTTCTTAGCAAGATCCATAACATGATTGACAACACGTTCATGGCCAATCGTTGGAGGATTGGCTCTCATGAATGTCATGACATGAGTTGCTTTATCAGCTTCTGCTAGAAAGTAATTACTGAAGTTGAGCTTCTGCATTTGCTACCTGCTGTTTTTGGAATGCGCCCTTCAAGAAATTTAGGCGATTAAATTCTCTTCTATTGTTGAACTTTGAAGCGTTGCCTTTTTTGTCGACAACAACTGTTCCTTCTGGACCAGTATGCTCACCAGCAACACTATGTTCATATGGAACATTTTTAGCCAGAACATTAGTCAATACATTTTTAGCACTTTGTAAATGATTATGAAGCTGTAACGCTCTATCAAAGTGTTCTCTATTGTTACTAATATGAGAAAGCACTTCGCCATGAGCTTGAATCTTTTTCTGCTTAGAAGCGTCTGTCTTAACTTTGTCTAGATCTTTCTGATGACGAGCAGTCAAATGATCCATATAACCTTGAACTGAAGGTTCACCGCCAGTTCTAATCATACTATTGACATGTGCTTCTAAATTTTCTCCATGTCCATCCAATGCTTCCAATGCTTCTGGTTTCATAGAAGAATAGATTCTCTTAGCTTTGTCCATATGATTTAAGAATGCTTTTTGTTCTTCTGGACTATAGTTGGAAGAATTGACATCAATTGTCGGATCTATATTATTAACATCTGGATGTTCTTTAAACTTAGCACGTGTTTTAGCATCAAGTGGTTGCGCAGACATACTCCCTAAACCGCCTTTACCGGCATATTTTGTATGAACAACAACACCAAGTTTCTTATTCATATTTCTACCCTCTGCAGAATCTGCAGGAGCTGAGTATGTTAAGGTATTAGGAGTAACAGAAGTTTTACCATTTTTAGTAACTGCGTCGCCTTCTGTATGCATTAAATCTCCCTGATATACACCACCTTCGCGTGGCATAATATTAGGAAGATGTTTTAGAGATTGTTTTAGTTTTTCAACTAATCCTGGAGCATGGCCATGATTGTTTTCAATGTCTTCATCTGTATAATTAATTTTTGGGGTTTTATTGAAAGCCGATTTAGAAGCTACGAAAAATTGGCCAGTTTCAGGATGTTGACCAAATACAATAGAAGGAGCTCCATCATATTTTGTAGAAGCATGTAAACTTGATTTCTTACCAAGTAACATATCATGCATACCACGGAGATGCTCATCTGCAGTTGCTACGCCTTCGTGACCTCCATGAATGACATAATCTTCAATGTGTCGAAGGTGTTTTAATGCTTTGCCTTTTACTTCTTCTTGTTCTGCTAAAAATGTTTTAAAATCTATTCTCATATTCCTGAATCCTGATATCCCATGTGAGAACTTCTATCTACGTATGCCTGATAATGTTTAGGAGGAACGTTTTGGCTTGGTCCTTCGCCCCTTACTACTCCAAACTCTCCGGTGTTTACATTTGCCGCTGCAGGTTTAGGAGTTTTTTTAACTTTAGTTGGCGCTGCTTTTATTTCTGGAGTTGTAGATTTACTTGTTTTGGTTTTTCTACCTTCTCTCAACATAGGAGCTTTGGTGAAAGAGTTGAACCCTCTACCAGAAAATGTTCTGGTCTTTTTCATGCCAATTTCCATGGCCTTTTCAAAGCCATCAGAGCCTCTTCTTCTGCCCTCTATTACCGTAGATATTCCGCCTGTGTGAGGTCTCACTCTAAACTCTTCAAAGTTATTTAACACATTATTTGCATGATCTTGAATATCATGAGTCTCGTGATTGACTGTGCCATTATTATTAACTTGTGTGTGATGTCTTATATGAAGATATTTTGTTTCTGGTGAGATAATATTTTTTATAGATTCTCTTAATTTATCCGAAGAATGTTTAGCGAGTCCTTCAGTGAATCTTCTGGACATTTCTTTTTGTGTGTTTAATGAGTGTTCATCAATAGAGGCTGCAGTTGGATGATTCTCTTTAGCTAAACTTTTATACTCAGCGTCACCTGCTTTACCAGTAGCCAAACCAAGATTTCTAATATGATCGTAATGAGATTCTCTTAAACCTTCAAGATCACCTTTTTTAAGACCAGCAATTTTTTCCAGAGCATCTAGACCATTACCTCTTAAGTTTGGATCTTTTTGCTTACCATACTTCATACTAAGACCAATTGGGTCTAGCATCTTACCGCCTTGGTCCGAACCTTTTACCATTAAGTCAGCGTCTGAATTGGGATCATCAACACCAGTAAATCTCTCATGATCGCCTTTTTGAGAAGTCCAAGCTAAATGATGGACGTTTTGGACGCCCCTATTTGCTAATTGCTCTTTTAAATGTTCAGCTGCTTGTTGAGAATGTTTGACAACGTCTTCATACATTCCAGGGGATAATTTTTCTAATGCTGTTTTAATTTTGTTATGAACTTCTTGAGGTCTGAAGCCGTCTTCGTCTCTATAATGCTCTAGGAACTTTTTGGGCATTCCTGTTTGAGGATGAGATCCATGTAAAAGATAAGAACCTGCTAAAATTTCAAAGAGTTTGCCCTTAGCATCTTCAGTGTTTTTTAGTTCAAATTCAGCTTTTCTTCCTTCAGTCAGGAAATTAGAGAATGATATCATTGTTGACCTCGTATGAAGAATTATTTCTTGTATTTATAAATGCAAAAAGGGCGAGCCTTTCGACTCGCCCCGAATTTCTTCTAGCAACAATATGGTCTGGCGGAACCCCACCGTTTTCTCCAGACTATTCCGTGGCCCTTTCTTTGTTAGGCTCGTGCCGCTTCCACTATGTGGACAACATATTTTTGCTAACATTATTTAGTATAAACGATGGTGTAAAACCCGCGAAACCACCACCTAAATTCAAAAATTTCATAACTTTTTTTGCTTCTTCACGAGTATCAAAGGTTTTAATAATGTGTTCAGTAGCCTTTTCTTCAATATGAAACTTACCATCTTTTTCAATGATTTTATAGTCAAGCGCCATGATTAATCTCCTTGATACATTTACGAATTTCACCCAAGATAAGTTCTTTACAATAAGAACACTCCGGAGTCCAAGCAAGCATATTCAGAACTTGTTGTTCATTTGGTTCTGTAGCACAGTTTAGAACAGCCTTTATATCTGCTGTATCTATGTAGTTACAGGAACAAACTATCATTTATTCTCCTTGTCGTTGCGCCGAAGCCCGATGGTAATATCTTTCAAAGATATGCAGCCTATCCTCTTCGGAATAACTATCAGGAATTGGTACTCCTTTAACTAACATCCATATTTCCTCTGCCATCATTAATCTAAACTTCTTATCACTTAAATCCTTCGAACTTGCTTCGATCAAACCTTGATTTTGGCCTTCCACGTTCATTTTCTTCCTCCATGAACTTGCCCTTATCCATCACTGGGCGATCATCAACCAATCCATCTTGACCAGATTGTTCAACATCGTATAATCGCATTTTGCTACGGTCAATCCCAAGCACAAACCTACGATTACTCCCAGGATCAGAATAACGATTCTTGAGCTGTTTAACCATGATCTGGCTGAGACTTTCAAGTTCTTCACTGGAGATGAGTGCAAACATAAAATCAGCTGTGGCTGGGAGTCCAAAGGATTCCGATGTATCTTCCAGTCCCACGTCTGAGTTCGAATAGCCGCTTCTAGTTGTTTGAGTTGCTGAGACGATAGGGACGTCGTACTCAACTGCCAACCCACGGAGCTCTTCTGCGATTGCTTTGACAAGGGTATAAGAATTGACGTTGGCTCCATGCTTGATCCTCGATGACAAACAAATATTCAGATAATCAACATAGATAATATCTGGTTCGAAATTTTTCTTAATACGTAGTTCATTCAACAGATGTCTAAAATTAGCAGAACCTGCACAAGCAGTAGGATATTCCTTGATAATCAACTTACCTGTATACTTTTCTTTCAACCGATTGATCTTAGTGTCATACGACTGCTTGGGCATAAGTTCTAGTTCATCAACAGCAGTATCTAGTAGGTTTGCGTCGATACGTTCTGCGATGCGTTCTTCTGCCATTTCGAGTGTGATATACAGGACGTTAAGTCCTTTGGTAAGATTTGCTGCGGCACAGTGACACATGAATAAGGATTTACCAACGCCAGTACCGGCCAATGCGATGTTGAGAGTTTTGTTAGGGAGACCACCATTTGTGATGACGTTGAAGTAGTCAAGATCGAAAGGAACTCTCTTCTCTTTACGATGGTAGAATTCGTATCTCTCATCGCTATCAGCCAAAAAGTCATGACCAATATGGGTATCAAAAGAGACACCGAGAGCGTCAGTAAGAATTGACGGTATACTGCCTTTGGAGATAGATCCATTTTTTTCATCCATAATTTGGATTGACTTCATGATCGCAAGATATAGTGCTTTATCTTGACAAAACTTTTCAGTTTGATCTAGTAGCCAGTCCAATTTAGTTTGTGAATCATGTTCAAGACTCGATATTATCTCTTTAGCAATCTTGAACAACTGTTCGTTTAGACCTTCTTTATTAGACAGGTCAATGGCCAAAGCCTCAATAGAAGGAAATGAGTTATACTTCCTAACATAATCATCAACTAGGTCAAATACAACCTTTTCATTATAATCCTGAAAGTATTCTGATTTTAGAAATGGGATTACTTTGCGACCATACTCGTCATTGAACAATAAATTTGATAGAATTGTTCTTTCAATGCTCATGAATATTTATTACTCCCCTTCTGCCTCATCATCATAAACTAAAGTTCCTTCAGTGTCAAGCGAATACTTGCGTTTGATGTATGCAGCAAAATCAGTATCTTTGAATATTGTCATCCAAAATTCTTTACTGTCCACAATATCAGCCGCTCTGAAGTTCTTTCCAGAAACTTCCCCAGTCGTCCTATCCACGACGGCGTACCACCCAACTTTTGGTTTAGCCACATAACCGCCTTCGAGGGCAATATCGAGAAGACCGCTCCAACGATTAATGCCGCCTTCATAAGAGACAGTAACTGGGATTTTAGATTTTTCGCGGACGTAACGAGATTTTTCAACGTTGATAACGAAATGATATCCCTGAATCTCTGTGCCATCTTTATCCTGTTGTCTACCTAGAATCCAAATATTGTCAGCGCCATAATAAGCACCAGTTCCACCACCAACGATATCTTTAGGAAACATACCAATTTCTTTGTAAGTATGATTAACCGCCACAAGGGGAATATCTTTCAACGTAAGATGAGGAGTGATCATTCGGAATAGAGATTTTAGCTGCTTGGCACGTGACATATCAGCAACTGATTTTTCGTTCAATGCATCTTCGACTTCTTTCTTAGAAGCAAGATTACCAATAGAATCAATAATAATCAGAACTTGATCATCACGAGTAATTTCTTTCAGCTGCTTCATAAGATCAAACTTTAGTTCTTCAACATCAGTAATTGGTGTATGAACAACCGAGTCGAGAGGAATCTTGAATTTAGTAAAGTATGACTGTGGCGTGCCAAACTCTGAATCATAGAAAAGAATAACACCATCCGGATACTTCTTAAGAAACGAAGATGCCAGAAGTAGAGCAAATCCAGTTTTAAAGTGCTTCGATGGACCTGCTAGCATTGTCAGTCCAGGAGTAATACCACCATCAATAGATCCTGACAATGCCACATTGATCATAGGCACTGGCGTCTGGATCATATCTTTCTTTGTATAAATCTTGGAATCTGTAAGCGTGGAAGTATAATCTATCGTACTGTTTTTAATCAAACGTTCTTTCAGTGACATGTATTTCTCCGTGTATATTGTATTTTTAGTATACTATGTATTTTTGTATAAGTCAACTCTTAATATAAGCATCCATCTTTTTTATGAACGCATCAATATTTTTTACTCGATCAGCGCCATTCCATTTAATAATATCTTTATCAGGATTCTTTTTTAGATTTAATAGAAGTGGCATAATCATCTTACGTAGACCCTCTAGTTTTACTTGAGTATTTCCTAGCTGATCTTGTAATTCTAACTCTCCTGCTTTCAATTCGTCTTCTGAAGTAAAACCGAAGTCGAATTCGAAATCATTGTCCTCTAGTTCTGTCATGAGAAAAAGTCCTCTAGTGTTGATTTTTGTTCTGTTGACCAGTTAATAACATCAGTGATGGAATTAAGCGGTTCCAAGAACGATTTGTTGAATTGTGTCTCGCGATCAATATACTTATCTAGATGAATCAATTCCTTTGGAAGTTCGTCAGGAACTGCAATTACTGATTCTTGGAGAGGATTAGGTGTCTTCAAATAAGCAAATCTAATTTTATCACCATCTGAAATTCTAGGAACATTTTTCAATTTATTCTTATCTAGAATGTGATTGAATATCAATGCGCCTTTGACGTGAATTGGCGTTCCCTTCTTATAAACTATAGACTTGTCAATATATTTGTACATTCCTTTCACACCACGTGGAAAGGCAACATCCTCAAAAGGCAATGTTAGAAACTCTTCACGAAACTGCTTAATAAACTCATGAAGCTCTTCTTGAGTGCCATTCATAATTATCGAGAGACATCTTTTAATGTTTTCTCGACACGCCTTCGGAGTGCTCGAACGTACCGCCTCAATACCCTGGAGTTTGAGTTTGGGTTCAGCATATTGTACGCCTTCAACATTCCAAGCGTTGAGGATATACATTTTCTTGCCACGCCAAATACCTTTGTTCGCAATTGTTTCCCTCTTCATTTTCATCTTTTGTTGATAGGAGTTCATATAAACCGCAAGTTCATCATAACATCTATCAAGATAAGGTTGTATCTTTTGTTCGCAGAATTGATCAATCGCATCAACAATTTTCAATTCATCATTAGTATCTAGGTGTGCTACTAGAGCATCCATTTCAACATAGATAGAATCAGTATCTGATGCAATAACATAATCAACTTTATCAGTTTTCAATAGCTTATTGATAAATTCGTTTACCTTACGTTCAATCCAACGAATGGATAACTGACCGGACATAGTAATTGCTTCGGAATGATCGAAACTGAACCAACGAAAGAACTGATTCGCCAACGCACCGTAAGCTGAGTTTAGCTGAATCTTTTTGGCCATCTGCATATTATGATAACGAGCAACTAACTTCTCATCTTCTGAGTTAGGATTTTTCTCATAACGCTGCTTGGCTTCGATCATTAATTTCTTATACTTGGTACGGTCATTATACATACGCTCCATCAATGCAGGTAAGAAACCCTGATGATCTTTGCGATACAAACAGCCATTGGCTGCATGTGAATATTCTTTATTGAACTTATCAACCTCAAAAGTGCCACGTAACAATTCATCAACTGAAGGAAAAGGAATTTTAGTTACGAATGTTTCTGGGCTGATATTATATTGCATAATAAGATGAGGATACAGGCTGTTCAAATCAAAAGAAACAACCCATTTACTCAAACCAATCTTAGGTTCCTTAACATGACCGCCAATCAAAGAACCTTCCATAAGTTGTTTTCTCAAAGAAGGAATAACGATATTCTTTTCTAGGAGATAGTTATGAATAATAATATCCCATGGTCGCACAGTTGTCATAACATCAGGGTAGTTAACCTTAGCATCATATGACAACGCCATAGTTTGTTCGAGAAACTTTAACTTATCATCTAAACGATCAACCAGAACACAATCGTGAATATTATACTCGATAAACTTTTGGAAGTTGTTCTTATATAGTTCCAAAAGATTACCATATTCTGAATAGTCGATTTTCTTTTCGCCGAGTTCAACTTGTGCAATAAAGTCCAGTTTATAGGATTCTTGATTGCCAAACATAAATTTACGATATAGTTGGTAATAATCAAGAACGGATATTCCAGCAGGATTATAAGACTGGTTTTCCTTTCCTCGAAACTCAACAATCTTTTCATCGAGAATGCGCCATGGCGATAAGCGTTTAGCTTCTCTTTCATTAAAAAGATTTTTAATACGATTAACAGTGTACGGTATATCAAAGAACTCAATATTCCAACCTGTTATTATGTCTAGATCTAGCCCTTCCCAACATTCGAGAAACTGTTGAATAAGTTGGTATTCGTCTTTGCACTGGATGTAATGTGTATTTGGGTCGTCGCTGTTAAACTCTCCGCAACCAAATACAAAGTTACGATTGCGACTACGCAAAGTAATTGCGGTAATTGGCTTATCAGCTTTTTGAATATCTGGGAAACCTTCATCGGCAGCACACTCAATATCTATTGTTGCAACGTTAACAAGTTTAGGATCGTAATCGATATCGCCCTTGAATATGTCAAAAATATACAAGTAAGGAAACGTCGTTAGACCATAAATTTCCATATTAGAAACCTGGTCATAACGACTGATAAAATCCCTAGCTTCAGTGATTGAGTCGAACTCTAGTTTCTCTACTGGTTTACCATCAAGAGTTTTATATTTACCATTCTGCTTTGCAATAAACAAATATGGTTTGTAATTTACAACATCAGTATATCTTAAACCTTTATCAAAACCTCGCACATACATGCGATTTCCACGTTGAAATACATTTGTATAAAACATTTATCCTCCATAAAACGCATCCGGACATAGTCCCACAGATGCAACATTAGTATATAATAAAAAGCTGAGGGAATCAATCCCTCAGCGGCACCTTTCCATCTAACAGATCTAGAATTTCTTGACCTGATAGTGTTTCGTATTCAAGCAAACCCTTAGCAAGAGTGTCTAACTGCTTTCTCTTTTTAGTTAGAATACCCTTGGCAGTAGCATATGCAGTATCAATAATTTTCTTTACTTCAAGATCAATAAGTCGCTGAGTTTCTTCAGAAACCTTTGGTCCATGAAACACATCTGAATTAGGTTCAGTATATGCTACATTACCTAATGGCGAAAATCCATACTGAGTAACCATAGCACGAGCGATCTTTGATGCCTGTTGAATATCAGCAGCTGCGCCAGAAGTAACATTCTCCTCGCCAAAAACTAACTCTTCTGCTGCACGGCCACCCATTGCCATTGCAAGATAAGCAATCATTTCCTTATAAGACTGAGAAATCTGATCGCGTTCTGGTAGAGACTGAACCATACCTAACGCACGTCCACGAGGAATAATTGTTGCCTTATGAATAGGAACAGAACCTTCCATGTTCAGAGAAACAAGAGCATGTCCGCCTTCATGATAAGCAGTCATTTTCTTTTCTTCTTCAGACATAAGAAGAGATCTACGTTCTGCGCCCATAAGAATCTTGTCACGAGCATCATCAAATTCTTTTGCTGTAACAATTCTCTTAGAACGGCGAGCAGCGAGCAATGCTGCTTCATTCACAAGATTGGCCAGATCAGCGCCAGAGAAACCTGGTGTTCCCTTAGCAACAGTTCTAAGATCAACATCTGCTCCTAGTGGAACTGCTCTACTATGAACCTTTAGAATTTTCTCGCGCCCAACAATATCTGGATTAGATACAGTAACTTGTCGATCAAAACGGCCAGGACGAAGCAAGGCAGGATCAAGCACATCCACACGATTTGTCGCAGCGATGATGATGATACCTTCGTTGTCATTAAAGCCATCCATTTCTACTAGTAGAGCGTTTAAAGTCTGCTCACGTTCATCGTTACCGCCACTAATGCCAGCATTACGATTACGTCCAACAGCATCGATTTCATCAATGAAAATAATGCAAGGAGCATTCTTCTTTGCCTGTTCAAACATATCACGCACACGAGATGCGCCAACGCCGACAAACATTTCTACGAAGTCAGATCCAGAAAGATGGAAGAAAGGAACACCAGCTTCACCAGCTACTGCTTTAGCGAGCAGAGTTTTACCAGTTCCTGGAGGACCAACAAGTAGAACGCCCTTGGGAATTTTACCGCCAACTGCTTGGAACTTATGTGGTGCTGCTAGAAATTCTACAACTTCTTCTAGATCTTCTTTTGCTTCATCTACACCAGCAACGTCATCGAACTTGACATTGATTTCTTCCTCAGAAAGCATCTTTGCTTTAGACTTGCCCATAGACAATGGACCACGTCCACCAATTCCAGAAGTTCTTCTTGATAACCAAATCCAAATACTAAAGAACAAAAGAACAGGTAGTAGATTAATTGCTAGATTAGTGAAGAATCCTGTTTCTTCTGGTGGAGTTGCTGATACTTGTAACTTCTTACCTTTGATCTGTTCCATAAAATTACCGACTGATGGAACATATGTACTAAATGTCCTGTTGTCAACAAAATGACCAGTAACTTGATTTCCTGCAATAGTGAGATCATGGACTCTTCCTTCATCGATTTGAGTAACAAGCTCGCTAAACCCAATTTCTCTTGAGTATGTTTTGTGAGAACTTTCATTCCACATAGAATATAGAAAAATTCCTGTTAATACAAACAACACCCAAGGAGTAATTTTTCTCCAATCCATAATACTATCCTTCTATTATGCCGCACAATCAATTATATAGTTTTTTAGTAAAAAGTCAAATTCTTGCTGCTTGAAAATGCATACCATCAGGACGGCGTTCCCAACGACCACCCCAAACCCAACCTTCTGCCTCAAACGCCTGAACGATTAGAGACTTTTCAGTGAAAGAGTGCTTATTGTATCCTGGCTTTTTACCAAGAGCATTCCAAGGTGCGGCAATGTCAATAGCGACACCAAAGGCATGAGTAGAAAGAGAAGAACCGCCACGCATGTTACGGATGTTCCAGGTGCCAGAAAAGACATGTAGTTGCTGTGCTTTGATCTTATCATAGTCTCTGCCATTCTCGTCCCACACATATGTTAGAACACGAACAAGAGAATCGGCGCAGGACTTATTCATCCATGTTCTGGTAATCTTAATATCGTCCATCCACATGGTATAAGGTAGATTGACCTGAACCATGTGCTTTCTAAACGCTCCGCCGTAATCTGGTGTGCCGAACTTTGCACGAAGTTCGCGCTGTAGGGGCCATACGTTTTTCTTTAGTTTACCAGCGGTAGGAACCTTAGCGTCTGCTACTGTATTGATGACATCAACGAACTTTGTTTCGTCAGCTTCTTTAACTGCCACCTCAGTCGTATAAACTTTACCATCAAAAATAAATGTTTCTTTGCCAGCTTTTCTCGCATCAGCAAATGCTTGTTTGAATGTTTTAGCCATAATTAATCTCCTATGATAAATGGGAGGACCGAAGCCCTCCCATATTTAGAAGATTATTTGATGTCTACCTTTTTAGTTTTCTTTTCTTCTGGAACAACATTCTCTAAGAAGATCTTTAACATACCATTAACATATTCAGCATTCTTCACTTCGACTGTGTCAGCAAGAGTAAACTTGCGAGTAAATACACGATCAGCGATACCTTTGTACAGATACTGAACTGGGTTTGTCACGGGATCAACATCATCTAAAGAGAATCCACCCTTTACAACAAGAGTGTTATTCGCGAGTTCAATGTCGAGATTGTGTTTTCCGAAACCAGCCACTGCGAGTTCAATAGTATAGTTATTATCGTCCACTTTTACAATATTGTAGGGAGGCCAGTTAGTAGCTTTTGCATAAGATTCTTGAGCAGATGCTAGTGTTTTTAGCATACGATCTGCGCCAACAAACCACTTGTCGATATTACCTGTGTTGAAAGAAAATACATCATTAGTCATCTTTATTCTCCTTTAGAGCGAGTATAGATTACGTATCCCTTACGGCGATACAACATATTATATAATAGTTGTGAGGGGAAAGTCAAGCTCTCCCCTCAATTATTTTCTTATTCTGTTAGAAGTCTAACGCCTTCACGACCAACTAGAGCATGAACACGCCCTAGGATCTGTAGAACAACTCCAAATACACCCAATGCCATCCAGCCGAAGAACACGAAGCCCCAATGAAGAGGAGCGACAAATAGTTCTTCCATGAACCAGAAAGTATGACCCCACTCGTTGAGACCAACGTTTGGAATGATCATAAATGGTCCAATGGCAACAATCAAGAATGCTAGGCTGTATCCATGTGAGAAGTATGGAATACGAGTGCGAGCATAAAAGAAAGCACCAACAGCAATGATTGAGTAAATTGGGTATGACATATAGAACTCAATGATATGACTTGGAGTAAAGTCAGTATCACGAATTACAGTCATGTGCCATGTTCCATCCTGTTCAGTGAAAAAAGATGCGCCCCAGTAAATGGCGACGGCATACACAACAAGCCACTGAACTAAAGTAACTAGACGGCGCATTTCCTCGCGAGGAGTTACGCTGTCGATGGCTCGATCTCTAGTCTTCCAAAGATAACCAGCAAGTGCTAGACCTGATACTAGCTCAAGCGGAATCTCTGTCCAAAGAATAGACATCCAATATGTCTGAAACTCTGGAGCAAATGAATCAAGTCCGGCCCTCCAGCCATAAACCTGTTCATAGATACGAACAATGAGATAGAATGTGTTTAATAGGCCAAGGCCAATCCACATACCACGGAGATCGACGACATCTGCCTTTTCTGCAACTGCAGTAGTAGTTACTGTACTCATGTATAATTCTCCATTGAGAAAAAAATCAAGTGGTCAGTTTCGCCTTGGTGACGGAAACCGCCACTCTTGAGTATATTTATACTATAACCCTATTTGAAAGTCAAATACTATTTTCTGAGATCACGATCAGTAGCATCTAACCAGTACTGTTTACCGTCTTTTGGCCAACCCCATGGATTTTCTTTATAATTTGGTGGTTCGATGTCGTCATACTCTTCATGACGAATCTTATCTTTGTAATAATGACGGTAACGACGATGATCTTTTATTCTTCCTGGTTTATCGCTCGGTGCACTAGTAATACCAAAACCTGGATGTTTTTTATAACTTCTAGACATTAGATACCTCCATTAATGAAGTTTCTTACCAAAAGTCTCCTTTGCAACCACATATATTGACATAGTGTATCTGTCCATAATAAAAATAGGAGTCATGTTAGCAGCCTTAAAATCTTCAGCTGCTTCTAAAACTATTCTGATGCCAGATTCTTCGTCTTCAGGAATATAATCGACAGCCTGTCTCAATACATCTTCTGGAATTTGAATCATGTTTTCTAAATTAGGTTTCCTCATTTTTATCTTTCTTGAAATAAGTCATATATTGTGTAGCATAATCGACGAACGACTTATATCCAAAAAATGTTATATACATTATATTTCTATACCATTCATATACAGGATTTCTAGCCAACAAGTCTGACTCTTTTATTTTCTTTCTTCTGGGTCTTTTCTTTAATAAAGACTTATCTTCTATCATAGTCTCAAAAAACTTTATTCTTCCCTCTATGTAAAGTTTACCCTTCTCCACTTCAGGATCGTTTTTCAAAAGTTTAGAAACTCTCCTTAGATGCTTTCGATTTCTCATTGAATTGTGGAGTTGTTCAAGTAAGATTTCGTCAAGTTCATTCATACCAGATTTTCTACAAACTGATCGGTTGCTGCTTCCCATGAGAAATGCTTTGCTCTTGCTACTGCATCTTCTCGTTTCAATAGAAAAGCACCTGTGATGGCAACTTCTAGATTATCCTTTGATAGATAACCAGATTTCGTGTCAATGATATATCTGTTCACTTCATTGTCAAATGCTGCTACAGGCAAACCACATGCCATTCCTTCAAGCACAACAAGACCGAATGTATCTGTCATGGATGGCCATGCAAAGACATCTTGTACCTGTAATGTTCTAGCGATTTCTTCTGGTGTTTTTCTACCCAAAAAATAGGCATCTGGATATTTTGCTTTGTATTCTTCTAACTGTGGACCATCACCAATAATAAACTTTACGATACTTTCATTCTTTATACTCAGAAATGCTTCTAGGTTTTTCTCGGCTGATACTCTACCGACATAGATAGCCCGAATGACCTTTTCTACTTCCATCTTCTTCCAGTTTGGATCGGGTTTGAAAAGATCGGTATCAACACCACGAGACCATAACTTTAGGTTTTTGATACCCAGTGTATCACAGTAATCAACCATGGCGGGGGTAGGAACCATAACACAATCGCTGTTTCTATGGAACCAACGAAAATACCGACCAGTAATTCTTGGTGGTATATAAGCATGTTCATATAGATAATCTGGATACTTAGTATGGAACGATGTGGTATAGCGTCGTTTATACTTCTTGCAATAATATCTAGCGGCAAGACCTATGCTTCCTTCTGTTGCTATGTGAATGTGGTTCGCATTCTTCACATATTCATCAGCGATACCCATAGGCAAAAGTGGCATATAAATGCCCGTTGATGGTTGTAGTGGAACTGTCACCTTGAACATACCAGGATGGACAACTTTTACATCATAACCACGTTTCTCAAGATGCTTGATTGTCGTCTTTAGTGTAGTGACAACTCCATTGATTTGTGGTTCCCAAGCATCGGTAAAAATTGTAATGTTTGTCATCGTCTTATAATCTCAAACTTTCCATTATAGTGTTCAACAAGTGCGGTGCAGGATTCTACCCAATCGCCGCAGTTCATATACTCAACATCATCAAAAGAACATATATTAGCATGATGTATGTGACCGCAAACCACACCATCTACGCATCTCCTTTTGGCAGCATCGGCAACTACCTTTTCATAGTCACCAATAAAGTTTACTGCTTCCTTGACATTTTGTTTCGCCCATGCCGAAAGAGAGAAACCGTTGATGCCAAAATAATTATATATGTTCTGTAGATATCTGTTTAGATCAATCATTCTATCATACAACCAACCGCCGATAAGAGCAAGCCACTTGGCGTTTGTTGTAATCAGGTCAAACTGATCACCATGGATTACAAGATATCTCTTACCATTCTCTCCATTATGAATAGTTTCATTCACCAATTTGATATTACCCATTTCGGTGCCAGCATACTCACGAAGAAACTCGTCATGATTGCCAGTTACATAATAGACTTCTACTGATTTCTTTGATTGCTTTAGAAAGAACTGAATGACTTCGTTGTGCGCCTGAGGCCAATAGACTTTGTTTCGCATCATCCATCCGTCAATAATATCACCAACCAAGTAGTATCTATCGGCTTCGGTTTCTTTTAGAAACTCTAATAACTTTTCAGCATTAGAATATTTTGTACCCAAATGAACATCTGATATAAAGATAGCACGATACTTCTTTTTCTCTTTGTTCTTCAACACCGCTCCTTTGGTTAGAAGGCAAGACTATTTATCATATCATGTCCATCGTAAAAATAGCACGAATGTATTTTTGTGGATCAAATTCAATCCTTCTACGAGCAAATACAACAAATCCAAGGTCATCTCCAGTCATTACTTCTCTCATAGATTTGCCCGTCGTGTATACATCGTCGACAACTAATCGTAATGGAACTCCTGGTGTAATGTACTTTTCCAACGCTAAAGCCAATTTAACGCCGCCACGAGGAATACCATAAACACTGCCAAAACGAGTACGCTCATGAATGATCCTTGCTAAACAATCCCAATCTCCATCAGTCAAAGCATCGCATTCAATTTTCCAATTTAACTCATGTCCAGCATGAGATATAAAGTTTCCTTCTTGAAATAAATTCATTCAATTACCTCTTCTTCAAACATTCTTCCTGGGAGTGTAGGTCCAGGCGCAGAAGCACTACCTGCCATGCTTCTAGCAATACCATATCCAGTATTGTATCCAGAAGTCGCTCCTTCGCTCCAGCCAGGATTGCTCCATGAATATGCTGGAGTAGAAGAAGGAGGACCACCGCTCAAAGAATGATATGGTTGTGCGAAACTATTTGCTGCACTAGCAACCGTGGGGAATACCACCATTGAGATTATCATCAAAGATTTCATCATACATTCTTTTTCCTTTTCTTTTTAAATAGATACCATTGTAGTAGAAAGAATCCTATAAATCTATTAACATAGTCATTAAAAGTCAAATCATGTTTGTTAAGACTTTTGCGTAGTTTAGAATTTTCTTCCTCTAATCGTTCAATCGTATATGCTGCCTTTCTTGGAACAGAATGACAATGGACGCTATTGTGTTTTTCAACCCAATTGGCCAGTTCATGTAATTGATTCACCAGTTCATCGGACATTTCTCAATCTCTTTTCAATTTCTAGATATAATTCTAGATTAGGATATATAGAGCCAGAATATAACTGCCTGATTAGTTTTCCTGTAAATTTATTGTTTATACCACGAACTGTCTTGGCGAATAGTTTGAAATCATATCCATCAAACAAACTTCCAGTATAGATCATTTTTTGACCTTTCTAGTATAAATTTCTGGTGGTATCTTTTGTGCCACAACTTTCCATACACCAGTTACATTCTGTTCGGTTTCGACATAATTCGCCACTTCATCTACGGAAGTAAATGAAATAGCGAACTCGTTTCCACTCCTCTTGGAATGAACCACATATTTACAAGTATCTTCTTTATAGTCAAAGATCATGTCTCTTTCCATTCAAGCATGTTTTTCATATCATTGAGGCGCTGGTCTCTCATTGCTTCGTCTTTTTCAGATAGAACCTTTTCTAGAAGGCCAAAAAGGAATAGACAGTTCATCTTGTTTTCAACGTTTTCTTTTGGCACATCGTTGATTATAGCGTTTAGTTTTTCGTTCTGTAAAATCATAGTTCTGCCCTCATCATTGTATCCGAACCGAAACGGATACGCTTTAGTAGAAAACTCGTTTCTGGTAGAATGCGTTCCATAAAATATTCTGCGGTATTGTGTCTGTCCTTATCGTCAGTAGCAAGACAGATACGAATATGTGCCATGCCAAGTAATACTAATCCAAACATTTTCATGTAGTCGTAGGAAGCGCCACCAGCATTATTAGGATTTTTCATGCCATTTTCTACCAACCATTCTGTTGCTTGCTTTAGTTCACTTACTGCCTGTGTCATTGGCTGAACAATGTCATTGATCTGCTTATCGTAAGAACTGGTCAAGAATGCTTCGCTATCATTGAAGAACCTTGTAATAGCACGACCCATATCCTTTGGCAACTTACGACCAATCAAGTCTAGTGCCTGAATGCCATTAGCGCCTTCATAGATTTGACAGATACGAGCGTCACGAACAATCTGCTCCATACCCCATTCTTTGATGTATCCATGACCACCGAAGACCTGTTGCGCTTTTACAGCATTCTCAAAACCATAATCTGTTAGAACGCCTTTGAGAACTGGAGTCATTAGACCAAGACGATCCTGTGCTTCTTGTGATTTATCATCGCAAAGCATTGCCGCTTCTAGAACAAGAAGTCGTCCAGCTTCATTGATACATTTGATATCCATAAGCATACGGCGAACGTCAGGATGTTCTATGATAGCAACAGACTTACCTTTGGGATCTGTAATCTTGGCACTTTGAATACGATCTTTGGCATAAGCAAGAGCATTTTGATATGCCAACTCCGATTGCGATAGACCTTGAACAGCAACACCAAGGCGTGCCTCATTCATCATAATGAACATGGCATTTAGACCCTTGCATCGTTCACCAACAAGATAACCAATAGCACCATCATAGTTCATCACGCAAGTTGGCGAACCATGAATGCCCATCTTTTCTTCAATAGATCCACAAGACACATTATTTTGTTTCTCTCTCCAAAGTTTTGGGACCACAAACATACTAATGCCTTTGACGCCTTCTGGATCTCCCTCAATACGAGCAAGAACAAGATGAACGATATTATCTGCTAGATCATGCTCACCACATGAAATGAAAATCTTTTGGCCTGTGATATAAAATTCATCTTCTAAAAGAGCAGGAGTAGCCTTTGTCTTAATCAAACCAAGATCAGTTCCACAATGCGGTTCTGTCAGGTTCATTGTGCCTGTCCATTCACCAGATGCCATCTTGGGAATGAAATGTTGCTTCTGTCCTTCTGTTGCAACTTCTAATAGTGCTTGAATATTTCCACGAGTAAGGCCGGGCAAAAGAGAGAAAGCTATATTAGACGAGGATACAAACTCGTTTACCGCAGCCGAAAGTGTATATGGTAGACCTTGGCCACCATATTGTTCAGGAACTGATAAACCAAGCCAACCACCTTCTTTGAATTTCTTCCACGGTTCATGGAAAACTGCTGGTACAATAACATCGTCAAATACGCATCTTTCACAACCAAGTTTATCTCCAGACTGATTAGTAGGAGCAATAACTTCTTCGCATAGTTTTGCTGCTTCGGTTAGAATCGGCTCTGTAAGTTCATTGTCGAACTTTAGAACATCACGAAGAAGAAACGTTGTCGATACTACTGGTGCTGTGTATTTCATTATGATAATCCTTCCAAAAAATCTTTATGATCTTCGGATCCCACTCATTCTTTTATATTATCATGCTTATGCATAAGGTCATAGTAAAATTGATAAGCATCTTTATGAACCCATTCCTCTACGCCATTAGCCTGAGTTGTTAGATAAACTAAATCTGTCAAATCTGTTTTTTCATTATTTCTTTCGATACTAAACATAATAGTATGTTCCGGATTATTGAAATCTGGCTTTTCACGTCTTACAAAAATGAATTCACTTTCTGGTTTCGTCTTTGTCATTTTCTTCCTGCTCCAACTTGTTCATCAACTTTAGATATCTCTCGGACATCATTCCATCAAACTTCTTGTCATGGGAGTAATGAACCATCCACGACAAGTCTGCCTCAATCAGTGATTTTAGTTTTTCCCACTTATCCATCACATACCAAACTGCTTCTTTACAATAGCAACTGCCGCTTCAAATGCTTCGTCTAATTGAGCGTCAGTAGGTCCATCGCCTAGAATCTTACGCATTTCCTCGACTGCCGCTGCCTTGGTTTCTTCAGTAATCTTGAACATATCATTCTCCCTTATAAATATTCCGTAAAAGCACGGAGATTGTCATGAATATACTACTATCATTAATATCATCTGGTGCCATCAAATGGCTGTCTATACTTATATTAGTTGGTGGACTGGTTTCTGGTCTTTACATGAAACATCGTCAGATTGTAGATCTTGAAAAACAAGTAGCTCTTCAACAGTATAATATAAATCAACTTGAACAAAATGTCAAGGATAAAGAACTATTCATAGAGAATCTGAGCATTATCTCTAAAAATAAGGATGAAATAATATCTTCGCTGAACAAACAGAAAGAAGAATTAGACAGTAAATTAAAAGAAATTGAATCTGCGATTGACGTGGAAGTTGGGAAGGGTAACGATCGTTCATCTTCGGATATCCTCAAGAATACAATTAGAGAGTTGAGCAAATGAAAAAGATTATTCTATTGGTAGCAGTAATACTACTGGCTTCTTGTAATGACACGAAGCAGGTTGTGACGACATATCGTCATATGGTTGTGCATCCTGACGAGGCAATGTATTACTGCCCTGTTGTGAAACATTTTCCGAACTGGAACACTCTGACGGATAGTCAAGTGGCAAAATTAATTGTTCAGCTACATAAGAACAATTTAACATGTAAAAGCTCCATAGAAAGCATTCGTAAGTTTCTAGATGATGCAGATAAATCAATAAAAAAGGGCGGATAAACCGCCCAATTCATTATTCAGCTGGTGGTGGTGTTTCCAAAGCAGTCTTTACAGTAGTTGCCTGTGTGACCATTCGCATTACAATCATTACAATCGCACTAACTGCAGTGGCAGCAGGAACTACGTAATTTTCCGGAACGCCCCAACCAAGTAGCAATGCATTCCAATCAATTGCTCCAACTTTCTCTGTGACCAAAGGTAGAACGCCTACCAATAGAGCCATCAGATATGTCTTATATCCACTCATGATAATCTCCTTTCGAAAGAATTGCTCATAAGAGCGATATATTTATTTTACTTCCAACACAGGTTTACCATGCAAACTCAGAGTTTTGAGATAAAGTAGATAATCCGTTGCCTCTTTATGCGTATTGAAGGTCGCGACTTTATCAACAATAAAGCCACGGTCATCGATGATTGAGTATACTATTCGAGTTATGCTCTGTTTCATTGTATCCTCCTACGTAAAAAAAGCATCTTATTTATTACAAATGTCTATGTTTCGACTTTGTATAGTGGATCATTAGAGTTTTCATAGGTCACGCTTTCCTTTCCAAAAAGCAACGATAACAGGAAAACGAAGTTTACCGTCTTCCGTTTTGTTCTGATACCTCACGGTAACGTCCGTGCCGATATAATCATTAGCATTATACAGCAAGTCCTTGAGCATGTCAAATGAGCCACGCACTCCCGAAAACTGTGTCGTTCCATCTTTCAAACGGATTTCCACACGCTTGGCAGCACCTGCCCAGTTACCTTTTCCTTCTTCGATGGAAACGATTTCAAATTCCTCGTCCTCAAATTCCTTATGCTTGATAAGGTTCTTGGAACGCTTACCTTCATACAGCGAGTCAGGAACACGAAGCATCTGGCCTTCGTATCCAATTTCAAGATAATGACCAAGCATTGTTTTGAGGTCATGTTCGTCATCCACAACATGCACATCGACGGTTATTACAGGGGGATTTAAAAGACTTTCGCCGAACATTTGAACAATGAAATCCGACCGCTCATGGAAAGTTCCATCCATAATCACATCGTAGACATGATACTGGATCATCTGCTTAGACTCTTCCAAATCAGCGGCAGTTGGCTTTGTCTTCCGTGCCAGTGAAATGATCTTTTCAAAGTTGTCTTTTAGATCGTGATTATACAGTTCACCATCCAGAACCACATCAGGATATTTCTGAAAGAATGGTTCTAATGCTTCACGAATATGCGGAGCAGAGATAATAGGCTTGCCATTGCGTGACTGCATACCATCTTTAGAAACGAGGCAGCGAACACCATCAAGTTTCGGCTGTGAATAATACGGGAACTTGTTATGCTTCTTGGCATCATACTTGTCGGCCAGCATACACTCATAGAACAAATCATCCTTCGACTTAGCAGCAGTAACGCTAGTATAATACTTGCCTTGAAACTGCTTCTTTACATAATGAGCATTTACTTCATTAGCAACCTGCATAGCAACATCGGTCGCATTAGCACGACCGACATTCTTTTCGGTAGGATACTGCCAGCCCGAAACTACAATCTTGCCACCATTGATACCAGAATGTGTCCGATACTTCTCGCTGTCATGTTCGATCCACCAAACACGGGTCTTACCTTTAGTGTCAATCTTGTATAGTTTCGGAAGGCTAATCATTACCAAAATCTCCTCACAAACAACGGCCCAAATCTGTAACTTCTATATGGATTTCCACTGTTGAACCTTTCCACGATATGAAACGCCCAGTGTTTAGGATTCCATATCCAGTGGATTTCAATCTTCAACATCTCAACTCCGTTCGATCATATCAAGCAGATCTTCCAGAAACTGGATCTCGTTCATCATTTGCTGTTCCATAGAATCAGCAGCATAACCCCATTCAGCCATCTTTGCAAGATAATCACGAAGACCTTCTAGTCGCTCGTAAAGGTTTTCTTTAACTTGAACCAGTGCTTCGTCAGCGTTTTTGCTCAGAAACTCGGTCATTATTCTACTCCATAATGCTTGCGGATGTTTTTACGGTTATACTTTTTCTTGCTCTTTACGATACGCTGTTTGTATTTGCCTGAGCGTAACTCTAAGGCCATTGGATTTATTTGTTTCATCGAAGTATCCTCTTTCAACCCTCAACAATGATTATACTGGGTTTGGCGAGAAAGTAAAGCGATATTTTTGGAGAGATTGATAGTAAACTTGATCTCTATGGTTAAGTTCGAGCTTGCTTTTTACGTAGGATATGGTATACTAAGAATATGATGATGAGGAGAAACCCGATGTCTGGTATCGAAATCCTGCTGAGCGATCGTAATGGCGTTTATATTCCCAAGATCTTCTCTGAGGATTTTGGTGGTTGGGGAGTCCTGCATGAAGATGTAGTAGATCTCGCTGATCCGGAGAACGAATTCTATTGGGATACCTGGTCTAATGTTCTAGATTATGCTCAGCATACTGATTCTAAAGGTAATGTCTGGCGCCTGTGGCAGGATGGCGATCTGTTTGCCTACTGCGAAGAACTGATGACTGAAGAGGAATATAAGAATTTCTTCGGAGAGGAGAGAGAATGATGAAATATCAAATCGAAGTGAACGTAAAGAAAGAAGGCCAATATATTTGGCGCCCACTCTCTTCATCTGAGGGCCAGTCCTACGTGTTCGAAACTTTCGACGAAGCCGAGAATATGGCAGATTGGCTATATCCTCACATGTTGTATGGCGAGTTTGTGAGAGTCTCTGAGATAGAAAAAGAGGCTTGACTTTTTACAAGAGCAGCGGTATACTATTTCTATAAGTTGAGGAGAGAACTATGGCTCGTGCCCGTAAAAATGACAATGTTATTCCGCTGCCGAATTGTAACGAGAGCGAAGATCAGATCGAGGCTCGTATCGCCGAGCGATTTGATATTCTCGAAATGCTCGCCGATAGCTGTATTGCTGGCGACTCTCGTGCGCTGATTGTCTCTGGTCCAGCTGGTCTCGGTAAGTCCTATACTATCGAGAAGAAACTCGAGCAGTGGGATCCGTCGGGTAATAGCTATGCTATCACGAAAGGTTATGTCCGTGCGACTGGCCTTGTTAAACTGTTGTATGCTTACCGCGAAGCTGGCCAAGTTTTGGTGTTTGACGACGCTGACGCTATTTTCTTTGATGACATCAGTCTTAATCTCCTCAAGGCTGTTTGTGATACGACAGAGCGTCGCGTCGTCTCTTGGCTTTCCGAGGGCAAACTGCTTGATGAAGATACTGGCGAACTCGTCCCCAGGTCTTTCGTGTTCGAGGGATCCATTATCTTCATCTCTAACTACGACTTCGATGCTATGATCGATCGTGGTCACAAACTAGCGCCGCATCTTCAGGCGATGGTTTCTCGTGCCCATTATCTGGATCTCGCGATGAAGACTCGCCAGGACTATCTCGTTCGTATTCGTCAGGTAGTTGCGCAGGGATTGCTCTCGCATCTCGATTTCGATCAGCAGGTAGATGTGCTTACGTTTATCGAAGCGTATGCCGAGAACCTTCGCGAGTTGTCTCTGCGTATGGCTCTGAAGGTTGCTTCTATCCGTAAGACTAGCAATAACTGGCAGAAGGTAGCGAAAGTTACCTGTTGTAAGTAATGAAAATTATAACAAACTGAAACGTCCAAAGGAGGAAAAACGTAGTGGACTGTTATATCTGCGATATTGATGGAACTATAGCTAACACAGAGCATCGTATTCACTATATCACCAATGGCCATAAGGATTGGGATAAGTGGCATGCGAATGCGCACAAGGATGAGCCTATCGAGGAGGTAGTTAGCATTCTTGATATGGCCTCTGCCGCTGGTATTAAGATTGTTCTGTGTACTGCTCGTGACGAGAAGTGTCGGCCAGAGACTATCGAATGGCTAAACGCCAATGATATTCCTTATGATGCTCTCTATATGCGTAAGCTAGGCGATCGCCGTAATGACGATATCGTTAAGTTCGAATTACTCGAGCAGATCTACGAAGCGGGATATAAACCTATCCTCGTATTAGAAGATCGCGATCGCGTAGTTAAGATGTGGCGAGCCGCTGGGCTTCGTTGTCTACAGGTTGCTCCGGGCGATTTTTAATTTGTCGCCCGGACATTTTCATAGTATAATGTATTCTTATTCGGGAGTCAACCATGCGTCTTACTGTTCGAATCAAGGATCCTCGTTGGGACGCCAGAGATAGATATGCTGCTGGCGTAGTCAAAGAGTATACAGATTATACTGGCGATGTCGTTCCTAGATTTCCCTGGCTGGACGACAATTGGTTTGTTATGACTACAGGAGATAAAGATGCCCCATTTAGAATACTACATAAAGATAATATTATTTGTGGCTGGCTGGGTATTACTAGTCGCTCTAATGACACCAGTAATACAATGGTCGTTATTCCTAGGGGTGACAAATCCTATACTGTCACTCTTTGCGATGATGGTAGCCTCGCTTGTAATTGTACTGGATACGGTTATCGTAATACTTGCTCTCATGTCAGAGAAGTAGAGGAGGCTGCATAATGAGCCTTAAATTAGACGCCATTGCTTATCGTAACAGAGCTGACTATCGTTTGCGTAGGCTAGAACAGATTATATTAATTCTTGATAAATCAACAAGAGGATGTAACATTCTTCTTAAGGATAAAGAAAAGTATAGAGATAATCTAGACGAAATTAGAACAGAGATATATAATATTGAGCATGGGCTCGATAAGGGAGATAACAATGAATAAGACACCAACAGCTGCTACATATTGGCAGATTGTAGATTCAAAAACCAATGGCCTAGTAATGGAATGTAAGACAAAGGAACAGGCTCAGCAAGAACTAAAGTTATTCTGGGCCGATGGTAAGAAGTCATATATTATTGTAGAACACATTAGGTAATAAATGCCAGCTAGAATCACTAAGACGTCACCATTCACAGATAGATTACATACAATGGAGTTTGACCTATACGATCAAGATGAGTTTGAGTTACGTCTATTGGCTTGGCGTCGAGGGGATAAACTGATACAGGAGGCGTTCCCAGAACTATCTAGCGACGCCAGAGAGTTTATTAAAACTGGAGTTACGCCAGCAGAGTGGGACAAATATATGGGAGGGGATGATGACTAAGTTAGTAGGCGTGATCGTTGGCGTCGCAGCGACCATTATAGTCTCTGAGATGGTATATCATATGATTAGAGTATTCCTAATGGCATGACCTACCCGCTGACCAACTTAATGACCAGCGGGTTGACCAACTTGAATACCTATTAGGGGGAAGTAGTTTATTCTACTTCCTCTTTTTGTTCATAGTAGCTATCGATATGACCACCAACTCGGTCGTCTTCGGCGAGATAGAATACATAGTCACCCATCTCGTGGCGGTATTCTTTATATACATACTCAAACCCGCCATAATACTGCATATTACGATCGTAGCTTTTCTTAACTGCAATTGCGCTACGATTGATAAAGATCGGAGCATAAGATGCTCTAGGATCAAGACCAATCTTAGTTTCGTTTAGAAATACCTCTTCCATATTTTCATTTACATAGTTCTGAACCTGTTCCGAGATATCTTCGATAAAGTATTGAATGTCCATGACCTATCTCCTGACCTACTTTGTGATGTAACGGTAATACTCTAACACATGAGCCACGTGATAGTTATAGTATAGTTCTTGTTCGGCGGCTATTACGCCTAGCAGTTCCAGGGTACGCCTACTACTTGGCGTGATTTTAATTATCACGACCTATCTCCTGACCTATCGAGTGACCAACTAGGCGACCAACGCCGATACCGCCGCGACAACCCATTTCTTATTACCGCCGATATGCCAATCATAATCGTCGGTCGGCGTCGTTCCCGTCTTATAGTTATAAATGGTAGCTACTTCACCGTTTGCGAACTTAATAATCCACTCGGAATTAACTTTACCATCGCCGGAGCCATTAATCGGCTGACCAAACACTTCAACTAGGCGAGCGTAATTAGTATTAACATACCCCATAAGAGCAGTCATAGCAGAATCACGGTAGTTATTAGTAACACGGTAGTTTTTCATGACCTATCTCCTGACCTAGCGTCTGACCTATCGAGCGACCAACTTAGTAATCACAGACCAGTTTACCTTCCGTATCAATAAAGATATAGACGTAATCCGTCAGAAGATCGCCATCTTCTTTGGATTTGACCATATAACGGACCTCACCATTAATAGTAGATTCATATTTCACAGCGTAGATATCTTTGCTAGTTTCATTATACCCGCGATCTTCTAGCATAGCAACTATATTATCACGAGTAAATTTCGTGCAGTCGATATGATAGCGCATTAGTAGAGTTCCTCGGTGATATCAGCAATTTCTGCCGCCCGATCAACATTAAACGGACGCCCACGACGAATTAATTCCGCCTCGCTTTCCTTAGTTTCATTTACAACTACCGGACCGGAATAACCCCAATTCCAGTAGATCAGATAATGAAGTTGATCGTCCGAGAATTCAGAAAGACCAACACTATTATCGTTCTCGTATTTGTTAGCGAGAACTTCAGTGGCGTCGAGCCATTCTTTATTGATCGTATCCATTATTATTCTCCTTTATTAGGCGAGGCGATTAAGGTTATACATACGCCCACCGAATTCGTCCTCGCCGTGAGAGATAGTAATATTCTCGCCGTCAATAATAATAGCGAATTCGCCGTTATAACCGATAAGCGGATTTTCGCTTTCGCAACCAGCCCAGGTCTGGCGCTCAACGGCGTCTAGCGGCTTAAACTCGGTCTTAGCGATAAGAGAGAACAGTTCAGCTTGAGTCGGGTAGTTCATAGTTTTCTCCTTAGTTTCAACCTTATATTCTTATATTACCCTAAACCTAGAAAAAAGCAAGCGGTATCTGAGCCATACGGGCACTTTTTTTTTAAAAAAAATTGGTTTACTTTCGAACGTAAACTTGATCGCTACAGCCCAGATACCGCTTGCCTTTTTTCTCGAAACGGGTATACTAAAAACTATAAACTGAAAGGAACTAAAATGGCTCTAATTAATATCAAAGGGGATACGTATATCAACACGGATTATATTGTATTAATAACCCCTGTTGAACATAACCAAACGAGTAACGTATATTATTATAAAATCCTAATTGATCACCAATTCGAGGAAGTATATATTCCTTTTTCGACTAAAGACGAGGCAATAACTGATAAACATCGCCTGATTAATCTTATGGCAGGAGAGAAATAAAATGGATAGAATTACACTTATTCCGTGTGAAAAGGCTGAAGCGGTTAGAGACGCCTATACTAAAATTATGAAAGACTCCGGGTATCATATTATGAAGGTAAAAGAATAATGACCTACGTTCTAATCGCTCTTTTATATTATAAGGCGGCAATTACGGCGGAGTTTAATTCGCTAGACAAATGTAAGGCGGCTGGTGAAGCCCTTATTCGTGTATACCCGGATAAGTATCACCAGTCTATGATTCATTACGTTTGTGTGGAGAAATAAAATGACTATAATATGGAAAGCCGAATTAGATAACAAATATGATTGTAAGGTAGTTAGAATAAGAGATTACGTCGGTCTATTAACCGTAATTGATATTGATACTAAAGAAAAAATAATAGACGAGGAGGTTGATCTAACCTATAACGCTATAGTTGGCGCTGATATAATGGATATTAGTCTCTGGGAAGAGAAAATATTAAGCGTAATTGATGGGGGTTTTTAATCCCGTTTTAGAAATCGATGCGTTATTCGGTCCGAGTAATCTCGTTAATGCGAGTTAATGTGTGCTGATGCTCGTTGGTGTGTGTCGGTGTTGAACTTTATTATCAACCACACAACATCAGCAATTCTTAGTGAATTACTTTATTAATTAATTACCTCCGAATTCTATTATATCGGGGGCAATTTTTATAATAGTTTAAAGGTTTATTATTATAAATTTCTAATTCGGTCGCTAAAACGGGGATCATCATTTCATTTTCTCCGTGATATATTAAACCTATCGGGCCGAATTTATTAACCCATGAATTAATAAAAGCCCAATTATTTGAACCTTTAAAGGGGAAATAAATCGCTTTCATGGAGTTCTCCTTCAGTTTAGACCTTATATTACCCCAAAGGCAATAAAAAGTCAATAGAAATATTTGATCGTTACAGCACAGTTTCCGCTTGACTTTTTCTTCGGGATCAGGTATAGTATTAGGGAAGGCGGGAGGGAGGAGGCCACCAGCAGTTTACGTAAACGAAAAAAAGATCAGTTTACTATTACTTTTCGCTTGACGAATTCTCAGAGAGTGGGTATAATCATATATGTAAGGTTGAAATAAAGGATTCGAAGATGACTGTAGCTGAACTGATCGCTAAACTCCAAACTCTCCCCCAGGACTACGAAGTCGAAATGGGTATGAACCAGGAGTATCAGGAAGCGGTTACTGAGGATATGGTTGTTATAGAGGAATATCGTGGTCGTCGATATGTTATTATTGATGACTGTGCTCGTTACAGAGGAGAATAATATGAGACTCAATAGACTTGACACTGATACGCTGGTCCAATTGACTGCTCTGGGTATTGTGACGTTTGGATTAGCATTAGGGCTGGCACTGATTGCTTATCTCGATGGAGGAATGTGATATGGTAGTATATGTTAATCATCTGATGATATACGCTGATCTCGGTGTGTTTGGTCATGTTGTGGCATATGCTGCTAATAGTGATCATCAATCTTATTGGGTTGTTCCTGGAACGTTGGAGGATTGATATGATTAAGACGTATGATCTCTATCTTTATTTCAACGGGTATTCGAAAGAGTATCATAATATATCTCGCGTGGCAGTCAAGTACTATATTGACTGGTATAAAGAGAGTGCTGCATTCTTCGGGTATGACGTGCAGGATCATGAATCGTTGGTAAGTAACTGAAAACACTAGGTAAAGTCATTTTTCTTCAGAAATTTGACTTTAGGGGCTTGACGAATATCGAAATCCGAGGTATACTGGTAATATAGTGAGACAGGAGATAGATGATGGCTACGAAGACTGAAATCGTGATTCGCATTATGAAGGATAACCAGGGCAAGGCGATGGCCGATGTCCTCCCGTTGCTGATGGCTGAGTTCGGCTGGACTGAGAAGAACGCTCGTGCAGCGTATGCTCTCCGTGTTAAGGCTGATCCTTCGCTCGGCACTGTCCAGAAGGCTGCTCGTGCTGCTGCTCCGGCCAAGGCTGCTAAGGGACCGAAGCTGGTTAAGGTGCCGAAGCCCAAGGTGCAGGGCGATAAGCCGAAGGTTACTGACAAGACTGTCGAGGAACTGCAGGATATCCGTAACAAGAATCTTGCTCGTCTCAAGGCTGTCGGTCGTAAGTATATGAAGGGACAGTATGCCGAGCCGGAAGCAGCTGGTGTTCCGAACTTCGATGCGGATGAAGCTCGCCAGTATGTCGAGGATGTCACGAATGATCTCGAGTCCTTCAAGTCTCCTCGCTTTCTGAATATGGACCAGGTTAAGGCCCTGGTCTAATCTCTCCGAGTGCTGGCCCTTGATCCAGTGGCTCAGAGTTGGGTGGATTGTCAGTGACTGGGTCGACGAGAGCCGACGATCCACCCATTATACTCTATTTTTAAAAAAAGTCAATATTTAAGTCGTTTACGTTCGTCCATCGTTGTCTCCGCGGAGCTCCAGGTGGCGTTTACGTAAACGACATTTTTTTAAAATATTTGGCGTTACAGCACAGATATCGCTTGCCTTTTCCCGAGAATAGGGTATACTGGTAATATGGTGATGGAGGATTAATCATGGAAGTCTACGTTCTGCTCGGACACATCGAATATGAAGATACGATGCTCCTGGGCGTTTATCACACGCAAGAGGATGCTGAGTTTCACAAGGAAGTGTATATCAACAAACAGGGTATACTCGCATTCGATAGCTACTCGATCGAAAGTCGAGTGATCGGTGCTCGTGCCTTTGGTGAATATGATCAGGAGGCTGTATAATGTATAATATCCCAGTTCACATCATTGCCCAGATCAACAACTGGGCTGAGCATCAGCTGATTTGGCACGGTGTTTGTGTGTGGTTATATTCCGATCTTATCTCTAATGCGGAGAACCGTTAATGGCTCAGGACAAGTTTCGTAAGATCATAACTGGATCTAAAGCATACGTAGCCCGTGTCGCGAAAGAGTGGCAGTTCTATGGCTATGTTGTAGTTAAGTCCAAGCTGTGGAGCGATGGTAAGTATACTATCGTCATGGAGAAGCGGCCCGAGTCAGTTTTTTAAAAATATCGCTTGCCTTTTTTCCGGATCCGGGGTATACTGAGAATAGTTGATAACGCTAGTCGCTGGAGAACTGAGATGGCTGACTTCGACTTTGCTGTATTTACCCGTGAGACCGAAATCATATGGCTTGGACATATCCTGTGGGAGCACTACCTATGACAGCGATCGCGACTGAGGACCAAATCGAACGTATCGTCGAACGTCAAATGGACAAACTCGACCTACAGTATACCAAGGGTATGCTGACCAACGACGAGTATAACCAAGAGGTGCTTGAGCTTGACCGTTGGGCGAGAGATCAACATCGACTATCTCGAGCTCGGCAGTATAGAGAATGGTAGCCCATGTGAATCACTATTCTCTCTGGAGAGCTCTCATGCACTCTCAGAAAAATAATATCGCCACCGAGAAGATTTTGCTTGACATTGGGCGCTTTTGGTGGTATGATGGATACGATGGGTTTCAAACGGATCACTAGGAGATGAAGATGGAATATATGGCTCTGTTCGTGCTTGGTATTGCCTATGGATTTTGGATCCAGTTGTATGTGGATGTGATTCGGTATCGTCGAAAGATGTTTTCACGTAAGTAGGAAGACATCGAAAAAACGGTCGCACCTTTAGAAAAATCGGGTTTTTGTGGGCGGGGGACCCTAAGCGTTGCATTTATTCCACACACAACCACACGCCTTAAAGTTCGTCCATAGACTCTCTAAAGGTCACGATGACTTCTAAAAAAATCCGCAACAAAATTTTCACACTTTTAAAGTTCGAGGATAACATGTCAGTAATCAAGTGTAAAGTTACTCAGCCATATATTGAACGTTCTCTGTCTGGCGATTTCACATGGCATGTGTATAATGAAAAGACAGGGCATATCGTGGCCTCTACCTATAATGAGGAAATGGCGGGAACCATTCTCTTTGCTATAATAGAATCTGGTTATTATAAAGATGAATATGCAATTACCGAATCATGGAAATCACCGGAGCCATTGGTATGATTGATTTTCTCTGGACCTATGTCTTATGGCCACTGGGTCTCCTGTTGGTTGCGCTTTTGTTCGCTTCGGTGTTCTTTGGTAAAAATGACGATGATAGGAATGTGGGGTAATTATGACCAACGAAGAACTTGTGGAACGTCTTCGTAGTGAGACATGTTCTAAGGCTGATATAGAAGAAGCTGCTAATCGAATAGAAAAGATGAACTACTTTCTTCGACACAATGCTTTTGCCGAAAAGCAATTTGGTGTATACTTCATTTGTGGTGCAGCAGGCGAGAAAGATAAGAATGGTGTTCCTGAAGAGGTGTATATCTGTCCTGCTTATGGATCAGATGTATCATATGTGTTTACTCGTGGCGGAACATTCGCACCGGAGTGGTAAATGACTGATAATACAAATTCAAAACTATTCAAAGAGTTTCATAAACAATATGAACATGCGGATTTTGTAGATGAGCTCCTAAAGCATTTACGTCAAGGATTACGATATCTCGATATGCGCCAAACTCATTATATGGACTTCCCCATGGATAAGGAAATGTATACGTTTTTGATCGATCTGATAGAAGAGAAATATGGAAATGAACATTGATATATATTGTTAATGTATCATTGCTCGCTAGATCCAATCGTGAGTATTGGTGCTGTGAATATGTTATCACTTACATCGGCTCCGCTGATTGCCCTGCTAGTGACTCCGAATTACGTATAGGTGAAATAGATGGTTGCTCTTAAATTTATGATCATATGCTTGGTGGCTTTGACAGTGGGTTTGTTCATTGGGTTTAATATCGAAATGTTTTCAGGTCCCACTCCATCTGAAGTTTATATGAAGGCATGTCGTGATGCTGGTGGTATTCCAGTTATCGTGGCAAGAGGATCTAATGTCTGTATCAATCCTGGTGCTGTCATAAAGGATATGGGTAATGACTGATTATACTAAACTCAGCGATGAAGAACTTTCAGTTCAGTTTGAAATTCTCTGGGCCAGGTATATGTATTACCAGGCTGCTGAAGGTAATTGGAATCAAGAAACAGAGGCTCGTGGTAGAGCTACTAAGCAATACTGGGAATGTTTAGCAGAATGCAAGGAACGTGGGCTTGAGGTGTATTAGAAAATATAACATAAGCTCAATGCTTAATCCTCTGATCGCCATGCCGAAAGGAGCGAAGATACTCAAACTTGCGAATAAAAAGTCAAACCCCTTTATTTGGGCAGAGGTGGATACTTCGAAACCGATTGTAAAAAGATTAGTTCGAACTTTTGAGACTGACCAAGAATTGCCAGATGAGCCAGGTCTCTACTTGGGCACTGTGGAGGTTCTTGGTATGATCTTTCATTGTTTCGATGGTGGAGAGCGAATGTAGACCGTCTCTATATAAATACCTTGTCTTAGTATAAGGAGATAATTATGACTGTTAGTAAAAAAGAAATTGTAGAACGTATTGATGCTCTAAAGAAATGGCAAGAACTTAATTCGGAAAAAATTAATTCTGAACCGTTCGTTGAAGGATATAATTCTGCTGTTAACTCTGAAATTCTATTTCTTACTGAGCAATTAGGAGCTATACTAGAAGTATCTGAAGATGTGGTAGAAACGAAACGTCCTTCTAGATCGAGAAAGACTCCTACTCAATAAAAAGGATTGATTATGAGCGAAAAATTGACAAATGATGAAAGAAAAAAATACATAGACCATATTGAAACGCTTCAAGAAGAAAATGCATTCATGAAAAAGGTTCTAAAACACATTTTTCCCGAAAAATCTGATGCATACTATCTTTGCGGAGAAAAAGGTGATAAAAATGAGCTTGGGCTTCCGGAAGAAGTTGTAATTTGTCCTGCGTTTGGTAAACAAGAACTAGTTACATACAAAAGGCAAGAAGGAGAAACCAATGGCTAAGGAAAAAAAGTATACTCAGTCGAAGGTTTTTGAGTTTAAACCCGCTGAAAACATCACCGAAGCCGAAATTATTGAATTATCCGAGCTAATTCGCATCGGAGTAAGCGGAGAGATCCTAGATAAGGCCTCTCCAAACCTAAAAAAGCACTTTTTTGAGGTAAAAGACAAAAAAGCTGCGTAATTAGTGGAGTATTTGTAATGAAATTGATTGCTGCGATCGTTTATATGTGCATTGCTGGTGTTTGCACCGAACAGCACGTCGAAATCGAGCCCAAAGCATGCAAAATTGGCACTCTTCATGGTAAAGTAATGGGAACTGACGCCAAATTTGGTGTTCGATGCCAGGGATCATAGTCATGAGTGCTAAAATTATCCCCTTTCCTAAAACGCAAAAGCAGTTAGAAGTAGAAACTATGAAAGACTTTGTTAATAAAGCAAAGACTGTGATTGCTCAATCTATTGCTGAAGACATGAAGCGTTATGATGTCCCTAATGTTTTTGGTGTTCCGGTTGAAGATCCAAAAACTCGTGGCCAATACCAGAATATTTTAAAACAGTTTTTAGATCCTGAAGATTATATGGATATTCTTTGTGGAATTATGGACCGAGATCATTATGATGCGCTTGAGCGTCCTCTTCAAAAGATTATCGATGCATACTATTCGTTCCCAAAATGAGTGAAAGAAAAAGAGTTTTTCTAGAAACTCTGTTCATTTTTGGGTTTATAACAATTCCCTATTTGGATGCAATATATATAACACCAGGTATTAAAGAATCTGGTATTCGTATGGAAATCCAGTGCCACGATGACCCTAAAAATTGTTGGATTCAAAACAAGGACAAACGACATGCATGATTGGCAGTATACTAATCAGTTTTTTCTCGAAGGCAGAAATCATTATGATTCGGGTGGATCAATTAAAGATTGTCCATATAACTATTTAATAGTAGATCAGAGTAACGAAAAACTCGTGCAGTCTGAACATTATCGAGAAAGAGAGTGGTATGCTGGGTTCCATCAAGCATTTTTAGATTCTCTCGAAGCCAAAAAAATCGCTTGACTTTTTAAAAATACCGAGCTATACTATGTTTATGATGGTTGATGTGAAGGAGATGTGTTATGGCTCACGAAATTGAATTTGTTGATGGTATCGCTCAAATGGCATATGCTGGGGCTGTTCCTTGGCATGGTCTAGGCGTAAAGGTTCCGGCTGATCTTACGCCGGAACAGATGCTCGAGGCTGCTGGTTTGGACTGGGTGGTGCAGAAGTTTCCGACTTTTGCTATTCTCGACGAAAATGATCCGGATAGCGTAATCGAGACAAAGCAGTCTGCTCTTGTTCGTATGAAGGATAAGAAGCTGCTCGATGTCGTCTCTGACGATTGGAACCCTGTTCAGAACGCCGAGGCTTTCGACTTCTTCAACGAATTCGTTATGGCTGGCGATATGGAGATGCATACTGCTGGCTCTCTGAAGGGCGGACAGATCGTTTGGGGTCTTGCCAAGGTTAAGGAGTCATTTGAACTCTTTAAGGGCGATCAGATCGATTCCTATCTTCTGTTCTCTAATTTCCATAAGTATGGGTTTTCTACAGACGTTCGGTTCACTCCGATCCGTGTAGTTTGTAATAATACTCTTACCTTGTCTCTCAGCTCGTCGGTAGAACGGATGGCTAAGATTTCTCACCGTAAGCAGTTTAATCCTGCTAACGTAAAGGATATGCTTGGTATTGCTACCGATAAGCTGCAGAAGTATAAGGAGATGGCTCAGTTTCTTGGGTCTAAGAAGGCTAAGACCGAGTCAATTGTCGAATACTTTGAGCGTATCTTTCCGCTTGCTGGTGCGACTACCGAAGATAAGGCAGAAGGTAAGCGTTCGAAGAATGCCAATATTGCTCTTGGTATTCTTGATACGCAGCCTGGTAGCGAGTATGCTCAGGGAAGCTGGTGGCAGCCGTTTAATGCTGTTACTTTTATGACCGATCATGTTCTCGGTCGTTCAGCTGACACTCGTCTCCAGTCTGCTTGGTATGGTTACAACAAGGGTCTAAAGACAAAGGCTCTTGAACTCGCTGTTGAGATGGCCGAAGCCGCTTGACTTTTAATAAAAACTAAGTTATAATTCTATATAACTTGGAGGATAACATGGCTCGTCGCGCTGCTCTTATTAAACGTAAACCGAAGATTACTCGCACGACTCGTTCGGAGCAGTATATCATTAATAAGAAGCATCTGGGCGACGAGCCAATTTTCACGAAGCCTCTTACAAAGGTAGATTACATCTACGCTCTGAATTGGTATAACTATATGTGCACCAATACAGAGGCCAAAGAATATATTGTAGAATATCTTAAAAATCTTGGCCGTGTGCTCGAGGCTAAACAGTTCAAGTCTGTTCCTGACAATCTTGTGCCGACAACTGTGGCATGGATTTGTCGTATGTTGTCTAAAGGATATAAACTTCCTACTGATACCGCTGAATATATCAATCAACGCATCAAAGAAACATATAAATACATTCAGGAACCCAAGGAAGAAAGTAGTAAGCCGACGGTTTCTATTCAAGATCGCATGCGCGAGCGTACACACGATATTCTCGGTGAAATTGAGGGAATGATAGACGACTACATCTACAATAATGTAGAATTTTCTCTTTATGAGTGGCTGCAGTCTAATAACATTCCTGCCGCCTATGCTACTTCTATCATCTCCAAATTTACCCCAGTCTTAGACGAATTGCTGCAAGCATATGAGGGTAAATGTGAACAACTCAAAGAAGGTTATCGTCATCTCAAGAAAACCGAGATCAAAAATCTCGTCACATTCTACAATACTCTCATCGAAGATGCAGAGAGATATTGTTCGAACACGAAAAAAGTTAAGAAAGCTCGTAAGCCAAGAACGATCTCGGTCGAAAAGAAAGTCAAGAATCTCAAGTTCCAAAAGGAAGATGCAACTTACAAACTTGCTTCGGTTAGTCCAGAGAAAATTATTGGTGCGCAGGAATTGTGGACGTTTAATTCGAAATACAAAACTGTCACGGTATTGCGTGCGATCGATCGTGGCGGGTTACAAATTAAGGGAACTAGCATTACAAACTTTGACGAAGTTAATTCTATTACGAGATCTTTGGGGCGTAAAGACCCGAACGAAGTGGTCAAGCGCATACTTGAGGGTGGAAAACTTGTTCTCCGAAAAGTCCTTGACGATTTCAAGACGGAAAAGCCTCTTGCGTATCGCATCAACGAAAACACTATCCTGTTGAGGATTATATAATGAGCGATCTTAACGAAGACAAAGTCTATGACTTGATTGTTGTAGCAAGATTCCTGCTATGGTATCAGAAGGAAAATCCTGATGCTGTGTGGGGAGGAGAAAAGATTGAAGAAGTAATTGATTCTTTCTCCAGTTTAACTGGATTCGATATTGCTTTGTTACAGAATATCGCATCCTTTCAAAAGTAAAGGAAAATAAGATGAACAAGATTATCTTATCAACCGTTGCTGCCATGCTTATGGGTGGTAGTGCATTTGCTGGCGACGTTATTGCGCCTCCAGTTTCAAAGTATGTAGAAGAAACTCCTCTGCCTCCAAAGCGTCCTACCAATTTTGGTAAGACTGACAATCAGAAGGTTGCACAGAAGGTTCAGGAAGTAACCACAAGGAAGTAATTATGAAGAATATCATGTATAGCGTGATGGTTGCTTCAATGTTATCTGGCTCTGCTGCTAGAGCAGAGCCAGAATTGAAGTGCTATGAAAATAAAGATTTCATGAAGATGATCGACGATAAGAATCTTTCTACCATTTATAATGGTTTCAAGGATGATAACCGAGTTTCTGAGATCATGATGTCGAAGGAAAGATATATCTACGTTGTAGAATATGACAAGGCGACTGATGGTAATGCTTTTGCTGCCAAGCAATATTGCGTTACAACAATACTAAAAAACGTAACATTCAATGAATCTGCTATTGAATATCTTTACCAGCTTCTGGAAAAAGTGAGAGGACAAAAGACATGAGTATTCTTGGACCAGATGGTGGTTTAACTTTTAGTGTTACAGGTAAACAGAATAAAGATCCAATCACTGACATTCGAATGGTAATGTTTCCTAAGATGATGGTTCATCCAGAAACTAAACAGATGGTAATGGTTCCTATGCAGGATCTTCAATATCAACGTCAGGGTTCTACAGAATGGTTTTCAGTGGCCATTCACGAAACTGATAAACACGATTTTAACCCGGAGTATAAAAATGAAGAAGTATCTACTAGTAATTCTAGCGGGGTTATCCTTTCTTAGTTTGGTTGGCTGTTCAGTACTCGGAACAGTCGTCAAGTGCTCTGTACGGGATAGTAGTAATAGACCGTGCCAGTGAAGGGCCAGAGGGAATACATGGACCGGAAATCGAAGATTTTGAAAATTCTGTTGACAAGTAGCGTTTTTACGCTATACTATATGAATATGGCAATGGCAGCGGATGATATATCATGTGATAAGAAGACTAGCGATAGCCATATCATCCACTGTAAAACAAAAAAGGTGATGGATGTTTCGTTGGTTTCTATTAACGGCGGTGAGTGTAACTCTCCTGCATTCCACTGGCATGGTAGCGGTGAGTTTTCCATTCCAGGAACTAAAGAATGTGGCTACGTTGGAGCAGTCACATTATCAATCGACGGTCACAATAAAACCTTCGCCCCATTATAAATAGAATTGCCGAGGTCGTTGAGAGACGAAACATAGGTTTCTTGGACGTGGGTGCGATTCCCACCGCCTCCACCATAGATACATTAGGAAAGACAATGTTTTAGAAAAGTTCTAGCACCAAGTGAGTTCTAAAACATAAGAAGATCATTGCTTCAGCTTGCCGACTAGACTAGTGTATCTATGATGGGGGCGAACAGGTTCGACGGGATACAGTAAGGTCGTAAGGAGACCAAAGGCAAGTATAGGTGCTAACGATAACTTTGCACCATTTGACTTCGCTCTAGCAGCGTAAGTTCATTGGGTTCTGCAAGTCTTACCTCGAAACAGAAAAGACTTGCCTTTCTGATTATACCATAGTATAATACTAATAATGGCTCCGTAGCTCAGCAGGATAGAGCAACAGACTTCTAATCTGTGGGTCGAACGTTCGAATCGTTCCGGAGTCGCCATTTCTTAGGAGAACTAAAATGTCAAGACACAATCATTGGTTTTGGAATAGTTCTTTCGTCAATGTTGTCCATCAAAAATTACTACACTTAACTTCATACATCTGGAAGAAGCAGAATCACAACCACTAAAATCGGAGATTATATTATGGCTTATAGAGACGAACCTGGAATTGTCTATTATGTGACATGTCTGTTGATCTTTGGTTTTGCACTATATGGTTGGATTTCGAATATCCTTATCCTTTGGAATTCGTTTGATTCTCCTCTGACAGCTAAGATGATTGTTCGTATTGCTGGTATTTTTGTAACTCCTCTAGGAATTATTCTAGGATATATCTAAAAGGAATGTGGCTTGAAAAACTCTCGTCCTTCTTCGCTTTCGCAGATTTATAATCTGAAACATGCATTTGAATATGAACTGAATAATGTGTTAGCCTTTGAAGATAGACAGGAGTTTTTTAGAGTCATAAATTACTTTGAACAGAGAATTTCAGAATTGAAAGAAGAAGAAAAGCAATGCTTAAGAATTCAGTCTTCGTTGAAGAAGTAGAAAAACTGTGTCGAGATAAGAATATCGAATATATTGATGCTGTTGTCTTTTGGTGCGAAAAAAATAATCTAGAAATAGAGACTGCTGCTTATTGGATAAAAAAAGATCCAGTTATGAGATCTAAAATTCAACTAGAAGCCGAAAACCTTAATGTGCTTAAACGAGGAGCAAGATTGCCCATATAAATATTAGGTTCAGCCATTGTTGGAGGCGTCTATGCGTATAAAAACAATCGGTCGACCATCGCATGTATCCTTGGGGATAGTTAAAAAGGCAGCTTATTTTTATGGTAAATATCTAATCGGGGGTGGAAAGCTATTTAATAATATCCGTTTGACTGTTCAGTTTGAACACTTCAATAAAAATGACGGAGATTATGCATACTGCGATTGGACAGACGACAATAACAGTTGCAGAGAGTTTTTAATAGGTATTGACCATGCTTTGAGCAAAAAAGAAACTTTGCTTGCTCTTGCTCATGAAATGGTTCATCTTAAGCAATATGCGAGAGGTGAAATGAAAGATATCTGGCGTCCGGTTAGAATGGTAAAGTGGCAGGGCGAAAGATACTTGCATGAAGAAATGGATTACTGGGAGTGCCCCTGGGAAATTGAAGCGTATGGTCGTGAAAAGGGTCTATACTTCAAATTTCTAACATATTTACAGTATGGAGAGCCTGAAGAATTATGTCAGCGTTCGAAGCATATAAAGAGTACATAGCCCTTAAAAATCATTTCACCAAAGCTGATTATGACTACATTAAATACAACGGAAAGACAGGAATAAAACATGCTTCCTTTGAGAAGCGAAAAGACAAGATTTTCTTTGAGAAACTTTCAAAGATTGAGAATTATCACGAGTTTCTTATTGCTAATCTTAGTAATAATCCTAAACTCTGGATTCGTGATCTAGCGTATTCAGAATCCGCTCAATTAACATATCAAAATTGGAAAAAGAGAAATCAGTCTCTTACATACAATTTTAAAAACGATTTCAAAAAAATATTAGAAGAACCAGGAGGGCAGCAACATCCAGCCGCCCTTCGATTATATCTTGGTAACCAGATCAGTTTGGAGTCTCTTTGTATCTTTATTAAAATGACAAAGGCGATCGATCAATGGGACTCTAAACTTGAATATGACCCGATATGGGAAGATATCCGATTGAGGGTTGTAAAATATACTTCATTCATCAAATTTGATTATGAGAAAGTTAAGCAGACAATGCTTGACATTATGAATGATATGGAGTATACTAAATAATGGCGGGCGATACAAATGCCCAACATACAATTGTTATACACTGTAATACGGAGAAATATACATGGTAGATTTTAAGTCCCTCAAAGCAGCTTCAGGTAAGAAGTCTCTAGAATCCCTAACATCAGAGCTTAATAAGCTATCAGGCGGCGAAGGCAAGGGTGCCGATGATCGTTTCTGGGCGCCAACAGTCGATAAGGCTGGTAATGGTTATGCTGTTATTAGGTTTCTTCCTCCACCAGCTAACGAAGACGTTCCTTTCGTTCGTATCTTTGATCATGGTTTCCAGGGTCCAGGTGGATGGTATATTGAGAATTCTCTGACCACTCTTGGTAAGAATGACCCAGTTTCAGAATATAATTCTAAGTTGTGGAACTCCGGTATTGAGGCCAACAAGGAAATTGCTCGTAAGCAGAAGCGTCGCCTTCACTTCATCAGCAATATCTACGTTGTCAGCGATTCTGGCAATCCTGCTAATGAGGGTAAAGTTTTTCTTTACAAGTACGGTAAGAAGATCTTTGACAAGCTCAAGGAAGCGATGGAGCCACAGTTTGCGGATGAAGAGGCTGTAAATCCTTTTGATCTTTGGGCTGGTGCTAACTTCAAGTTGAAGATTCGTAATCTCGAGGGTTATCGCAATTACGATAAGTCTGAGTTTGATAAACCAAGTCCACTTCTTAAGGATGACGAAGAGCTAGAAAAGGTTTGGAAGAGCGAACATTCACTTCAGGAATTTCTTGCTCCATCTAACTTCAAATCTTATGAAGAACTTCAGACTCGTTTGTCTAAGGTTCTTGCTGAAGACTCTGCTCCTGCAAAGCGTAAGGCAGCGGAGAACACTGAAGTTCCATGGCAGGAAGAAGAGTCTGCTCCTACCTTTAAGGCGACTCATGCGCCAAAGTATTCATCTGATGATGAAGATGATGATGATGAGTCATTGGAGTTTTTTAAGAAACTTGCTAACGACTAAAATGAAGAGGGAGCCAAATTGGCTCCCTTTTTTATTAACCCCAAGACATATTCTTTTTATAATTTTTCATCTCTTCATAATGATTACCGCCAAGCATACTAGCCCAATCTGGCCATTCAATATCTCCTGGCATATTATAAGCAAACCCTGATTGATTTGTAGCAGTCATTCTATTTGGTTCTACATTAACTTGAGGATTAAAGAAAGAACCTTGAGCTTCTTGTATTGTTTGTTCTGTTGCTTGAGATGTTACTGCTGCTTGATTGAGCATTTGAGCGTTTAATGCAGGCATCGATGGCGTTGAAACTAATTCAGATTGAATAGCAGATGTAATCATTGGTAGAAGCATACCAACTATACCACCAATTCCTCCTCCCATCATTCCTGGCATCATACCCATCATTTGACCCATCATATTTGCGCCAGCTGGAGGAGCTGAGATACCCGAAGATATGGGTGCTTGTGCTACTGGTTCTGCAGCCGCCATAGGTGATGCTGCAGGAGGTGCCATAGATGTCGTAGTTCCTACTGCTGGTGTTGCACCTTGTAATGCTCTTTGTTCTGGGGTTCCTGCTACTTGATACGTATCTGGAACCGATGGCGCACCACCTTTTGGTATTTCAGCATGTAAATGGTTATTATGACCAGCTGCTGCGTATGGTCCGCTTTCTCTCCAATAAACTTTATATCCAAGTCTAGTCAATTGTTCGGCTAATTGATCGAACTTGGCTCCCATAACAGGATCTCTCGCTTCAACATTACCTTCTCCGAAATTGATGTCAATTGCTCTACCTTCATAATGAGCTTTGCCTTTATGAACTGGTTTTACACCACCAAATTGTGGATGTTCAGAAATGCGCATTCCCATTTTTTCTAGAGCATGTCCAAGAGCTACTACGTCTCCTGCAGGCAAAGAAGCGCCAACTTGTTCGCCATGGCCATGACCTTCATGAGCTACGCCGCTAATTGGCCCATGGCCGCCTTCTTTACCTATACGTTCTGTACGAGGATCGTTGGCAGAAGGAATGACTTCAGGCGTTGATACTGGGGTGGCTGTTGGAGTGGATGTTGGGGTGGTGCCACCAGAAGGCGTAGAAGTTGTTTTATTGTCTTGCGGCGAACTTTTAGCTAACGCTGCAGCATTAGCCATCCTTTGGCCTAAATGTTGATGCGTTGATCTTTCGTAACCATAATCGATTGCTCTTGCTGCTTCTATTGCTGTAGAAGCAGATTTAAGCATTTGACCAGCACGTTTTTCAGTATTCATTAATTCCCATTGAACGAACTCTAACTGTTGTTTAAAGTTAGATTGTCTAATAGGAATTCCCATTACTTGTTGGAACTTAGCTTGTCTATCTGGATGCCATTGAGCAATTCCGTATGCTTGACCGTTATCACCCACAGCATTAGTTCTTAAACTTTTTCCTGATTCTACTTGGAGATTGCCGACAATGCCAGCTGCCTGTTCTTTTGACCAACCTTTTGATTGGAAGAAAGACATTGCTTCTGAAGAGCTTCCAGATTCACCAACCCCTGGACCTATTGCACCGCCACCACCAGCGGTTGAAAGCGCTGCCATTCCTCCACCAGCAACTGCAGCGCCAATACCTAATGTGGCTAATTGTTTTGCGAAATCCGAACTTAGATTAGTAATACTTCCTAGCAAACCACTGCTGCTAGTATTCATGATATTGCGATTTAGACTTTCAATATCACCACTAAGAGTACGAGTGTTTCTGGTTACATTACTAATTTCAGTGCGCATAGAATTTTGAATTTCTAAAGACTCTCTGAATAGAGAATTTAGGCTATCAATTTTATTGCCTGTTTGCTGAGACTCTGAAACCATCTCTTCAAGCACATTATGAAGATCCGCAATATCTTCTCTTTGTGATTTGAAGGTTGTAGAAATATCTTTGACAATTCTACTTAAATTGGCATTACTAGCATTGGCTGCTTGACGAAACTCGCCTGCAGTCTCCATGCCGGCATTTCTAATGCCTCTAGTTATCGCCGATAATTCTTCTGCTTCTATGGCCATTTGTTATCCGTTAGTTTTCTTTTTAGCTTCTTCTACTTCTTTCAAGTAGTTGACTAGCATTTGAACATATATGTCTCTCTCAAAGGGCATCATAGATTCTATTTCACTAATTGAGTATTTATGGTGCTGAGCCAAAGAAAATACAGTCGCATAATAGTTAGATAGCGTATTATGACTCAGCGCCACGTAAAAAAATCATTTAACGAAGACAACACGATTTCCCGATCGTTCCCAAGTTCGTTTTGGTATAAAATCTTATATTCCATTCTGGGAACATTTAATAGAAAGTTTTGAACTTGTTCAAATGTCTTGATATTTAAATTTTCAAGAAACTCGTTCAATTCTTCTCTTTTATAATCTTTACATTCATAAATCTGATCTTCAAAATAGATAGATTCGATACATCTGATAATTAGCTCAAACATATAATCTTTTTCTAGATTTAGAAAATCTTTGTCATCGTATAACGCAGCTGAAGGATATTTCATGATTATCCCTGACTGCGGAGTTATCTTAATCTTGTTTTCCATTTTTTTGGGATAGTTGACTTTAACTTCTTCTAAATTGATTTCGAAGTCATATACTTTTTTATCCTCTGAATCTCTATATGATACCTTTACTATGTTATCAACTGATACTGATCTTAATTTTAAGAAAATGTATTCAAGATCAAATAATGCTAGTTTGCTAACATCTAATTTTGGGTCAACGGAACAATTATTGACTACCTGTTTAATAGCAGAAAGGATGTCAGCTGAATTATCGCTTTCCTTTGCCATCAACAATAATTTTTCTTCTTTGACTAAAAAAGGTCTAAACTGAAAGTCTTTTTTCAGAGATGGTACATTTATTTTATATACAGGATAATCAATTTTCGGTAATGACATTAATATACTCCATTATTAAATTGTCACAGAGCTCCTTGCAGTCCCTGATGATAGATTAGTTCTTTGTTGTGAATTAGTTGGCTGTATTGAAGAGTTTTCTATTGTATATTCTGTGTAAGCAATAGAGACATTGATTTTTAGAAGATTTGAATCGCCCCAAGAGAGAGGAAATTCTCTGATAGCTGTAGGAAAGGCGTCAAAAAGATTTATTTTTTGAACTATGTTACCATAATGGTCGTAAATGAAAATAACCATAGTGGTGGCATAGTTTTCTTTATAATCTGCAGTATAATTTGGCGTAGAATTATTTGCAGTTGAACCGTTATATTGAAAAATAGCTCTAGTCCATTGATACCAATATTGCCAAAATTCGCAATAATGATCGCCAAGCATAGAAATAGATACTTCTTGAAATTGAGCGCTTATTGGCATTTTTTGAGTTGGACCTATACCAAATCGATTAATATCCGCTGTCATTATAGAAATACCAGGAGCTCTTACTTGATCTATTCTGAACTCCATGTTTTTAGCAATTTTATAAATGGCTGTAGGAGTGCCCTGATTACTAAGAACAGCGTTTGACAAAACTCGAGGAGTTTGTATCAAAACTGAGAATGCATTATTGTCTAGATAGCCAAAATCTCTTAAATTTGTTTGATAGGCGTTTATGTTAAATGGCATTTTTCTTCCTAGTAAGGTGGTGAACCAGCATATCTTCTATTACTATTAATTTTCCATCTTTGAAGCGGTAACACAGCAGCCTTTTCCCAGTCAGAAGGGTCAACTTCATGAAAAGAACTTCTAACGTGCGAAAAAAGATATCTTTTTATGCAACCTTCAACGCCTTTTAATTGATTAGAGTAACCTTTTAAAAACTCATAAGATATACTTAATCTCTTATTCTTATTATATTTATTTTCATCGGTCAAATCTATCAGAGAATTTAATATTTTAATTCTGGCCAAAGGAGGTAGGTAATGAAGATTGATTCCTAAAAAACCATCTAGATACATTTCAACTGGTAGGGTCAGTGGAAACATATCGTAAAACGGTAAAGTGTTTTTGTATTTGGGATCATAAAGATAAAGAAACATTCCGCCTATAAAAGGCATAGATGATTTTCTAAAAATTTTATTAGGATCAGCTTTTGTTTTATTTGCCTTCAGATCTTCGACAGAGGAAGAAAACCAATCTTGGGCTGTAGTTGATTTGTCTGCTATAGCCCTGGAACTGGCTTTCAGAAGATCATTAAAAGTATTTGGCATTAAAACATGAGTCCTAGCTCTTTTTCAGTTATGATTTCAAATTCATAACCTCTGTCTCTACAAAATTCTCTGGCAGCTTTCCATTTTGCTGAATTTACACCCCAAGTCATAACTTCATTAACATATTTCCGAGACTTTCTTTTACCTTCAGTAATAGTTGGAGGTAAAGTCTGGGCATAAGGTTTTATTTCAATTACTATAGTTTTGGTACCTTCTTTAGTTTTTTTCCTGACTACAAAATCAGGATAATACCTATGGACTCTATTGTCCACTGGAGATCTATAAGGAATTATAGTCTCTTCGCTCTGCCACCAAATAACGTCTGGATCTTTATCCAGCCTAGCCATATACACAAATTCCCATCTACTTCTGTAGACAATATTTGAAGAATCGCCTTTGTATTTATCAGGGTTTATGGGTTTAAAGTAACCTTTATATGTTGCCATCTTGATACAGTTTAAATAAATAAAGTAAAGTAGTAATATTTATTACAAGATTAAGGGATACTATGGCTCTAACACAGAACTTTCCGCAGCCGCCCGGAAGATTTAACAGACAATCAAGAACATTTCCTGAAGACTTAATTCAGTCTAATAGAGGATTTTACACGAATATCAGTCTTGTTAATTATGAATACAGTCTAGTATCAAACGGTTTAGGAGCTATCTCTTATGGTGGCGGATTCAAACTACCAATCCCTAGAAGATTAAATGATAATGAAGTTATTTTATGGGAAGAATGGAGCGGCATTAATGCAATTCAACAAGGATTAACTACACTTGGTTCTTATCTACCTGGAGCTAATCAATTAAATACTCTTGCTAATGCTGGTCTTGCTGGCATAGAAATAGGTGGAATGTTTGGCACCGGCGTGCCAGGTATTTCTCAAGGAGGAGAAACTGTTAGTCCATTTATGTATATGATGTATAAAAGGCCCGGATTCAAAGAATTCACGTTAAGCTGGACTTTGGCGCCAAATACCGAAAGCGAATCTGATACATTATTGAGTATAATAAAAGAATGTAAAAAGGCTGCATTACCTAGTATTGGTAGTGCTTGGGGGTTACAAAAGTATCCTAAAATCGCTCTGGTCTCATTTAAGCCAGAAAAGTATCTGTTTAAACTGAAGCCATGTGCGATCATTTCAGTGCAAGTAGATTATAATGGTTCTGGTACTCCATCTTTCTTTAAAAGCGGCGCACCAACAATAATAAATCTAACATTACAATTGAAAGAAATCCAACTTTGGACTTCTGAAGAAATTACATAAAAGAGCAAGAAATGCCACAAAGATATTTCGACAAATTTCCTGTAATCACCTATGCCAATAATCAGGCTATAGATATTACTAGACGTGTCACAGTTTTAGATAAAATTGAAAACATACCATTTGTGTATTATCCTTATGAGATTACTGATAACGAGAGACCAGATCAACTAAGTGCTAGATATTACGAAGATCAGTATAAAAGCTGGATCATTTACATTGTTAATAAAATAGTAGATCCATATTATGAGTGGTATTTACACGAAAGAGAAATGGTTGATTTTCTAGATAAGAAATATGGTTCGTATTATAACGCTCAAACTAAAGTCAAACATTATATGAACAATTGGGCGGACAGCGATCAAATAACAATTGGTGGATACAATGCGTTGACCGTTGGACAACAAAGGTATTGGGAGCCTGTAATCGGTACCAATGGCAAAACTATGTCATATAAAAGAAAACAAATAGACTGGAAAACTAATACAAATAAAATTGTACAATATAATGTTAGTAATACCTCATTTATCAAAGACGAAATTTGTTATATCAATTTTGATACTGAAAACTATGGTAGAGGTCAGGTATTATCAGTATCTAATAATTTAGTTTCTATATGTCATGTCAGTGGAGTCTATAAAAATAGCGCAGAAGTTTCTATAACTTCAAACAGCTATATCTATGGTTCTGAAAGTTCAGTGAATACAGTCTTTACTACTTCAACTGTAGTTTCTTCAAATATACCTGTGGATGAAGAAATATATTGGAAGCCAATTACTTATTTGCAATATGAAGAGGATAAAAATGAATTTAATAAAACTATCAGAATTTTGGATAGTAGATTGAAACAAGTAGCAGTTGACAACTTAACAGATTTATTGAGCGAATAACATGGCTGCTGGCGATATTAAGATATCCAATGTTAAAATAGGAAATATGGAACTAACCAAGGACAAAAAGGTCTCATTGGTTGGATTCAACGTATATGAAGATATATTGAACCCATATGGTCCTGTTGGAGAGGTCAGAGTTATGGACCCATCCGATTCATTGGGCCAAAACAGAATCAACGGTTCTTATGATCAGGACGTTGAAATAAGATTTTCAGGAGATGATAGTATTTTTAGTGCCGGTGGCGGTGGCAATTTCAAATTCAAAATGTTCCAAAATAAAAATCTTAACGACCAATCACAAAACAATTTCGGTTCAGGTCACCACAAACAATATGATATTAGGTGTGTTTCTCCAGAATTTTTAAATGCTCAGGGTAATCATATTGAAAAAAGTTTCAAAGGCAAAACAAGCGAAGTTGTTGAACATATCCTTAAAGAAGGATTTAAGACCAAAAGAAAAATAGAAAAAGCTGACACTAAAGGAAATCGTAGAATTGTTATTCCTAAAATGCATCCTTTAGATGCATTGAAAAAAATGAACACGGAACATGTTTCAGAGAAATATGAATCTTCTACATTTGCTCTTTTTCAACAGGGAGACAGTAATGGTGAACACAAATATGTATTCAAAACATTTGAAGAATTATTCGAGAAGTCTCCAGTAGTCAAATTAAGACAAACTACAAATCTAAATTTTTCTAAGGCAAATCAACAAGACAGACAAAATTCTATAATGTGGTTTAAACCATCAAAGAACTTTGATGCTGGCCCAAGAGCATTGGATAAAACCGAAGAGTATGCTGTAGATTTAACAACTCATAAGGTTGTTGCAACAAACACACAAAAACGAAATAAATTTAAGTTTGCTGACAATCAAGGAGTTTATGACAGTTCTCCTTCTTATGCTAAATCTGCTCCTGTAAGATATATACATGATAAAGCGAATAACAAAGATAAACATACAACTTCTGAGGCCAAAACAAAAAGAGCAGCATTTTTGGCTCATTTAGCGCAGAACTCAGCAGAATTAGAAGTTTACTATAACCCTAAAATTACTTTAGGATCTATGGTTGAACTGGACATACCTAAGAAATCTAATAGCAATTGGGAAGAAGGTGAATCTCAGTTTAATGGAAAATGTCTAGTGGTTGCTATAAGAACAAAGTATAGGGTTGCGGCAGAACCACCAAACTGCACAATGATATTAAGAGTTGTTAAGGCGTCGTTCAAACGTGGCGGTGGAGGTCAGGGATAATGTTTTATATTGCAGAAGTTAGAAATTTTGAAGATGATCCTACTAAATCAGGTCGTGTTAAAGTCAGAATTTATAACGAACATAATGATGAACAAGCAATCAAAGACGAAGAACTTCCATGGGCTATGGTAGTACAACCTATAACATCAGCTGCAACGTCAAGAATTGGAGTTTCGCCTTCAGGATTAAAAGTGGGCTCTAGAGTATTAGTTACATATTTACCTCATGATACTGCTATGCAATATCCTATTGTTCTTGGTTCTTTGGCTCGTGGTGATATGCCAGAGGGTCACGAAGATAGTAATGGCGGCGTAGGTCAACAATCACAAGAAGCTCAAAGAAATTCTGGAGGTAAAATTAAGAAACCTGGTATTGATAATCCTGCTTGGACAAGGAAAAGTAATTAATGGCAGAAAAGGCTTTTGAGAACAATAACAAAACAGTTAGTCCGAATCATCAGACATTAGGTGGTAAAAAACCTAAGATTAATGCTGAAGTAAAATATGCTGACGCTCCTGCAGTAAAGCCAGATGATTCTAAAACATTATCTGACGCTCGAGATAAATTTGCTCCAAATGCGGATAAGCCAACTTCTGCTTCGGCTGATAAAGGTCAAACTGATCTACCTCAATTGATGAAAAAGGTTGATCCGCAAGGAAAAGCGCAAGTTTTGCCTCAAATGTATCAGCAATTAATGCAGATGTCAAATATTTTAGGCATGGGCAGCGGCATGATGGGCGGCATGGGCGCTGGTGGTTCAGGACAAAATACACCACAAGGTATTCTACAAAATAGTGACCCAATACCTGCAGGTATAGTTACTGTAATTAACGATTCGTTTACTGGCGCTCTTGCAATTTTGTCTCTCAGATATGGGTTTGAGAGAGTCATTTTGGTATTTACTACTTTATTAGATAAAGGCGGTATAGATAGAATTGATGATAGGTTTCAGGATATCGTTAAGAATGGTATAGCAAATTTAATTAAAGTTGCTTTGTATTATGGGCCATTGAATATTCCTGTTTCAGTTTATGATGAAACAATTTATGGCGACATTGTACCAGAACCTTTAGTTTCTTTAAGTAATGTGCCAGATGGATACAATAAACAATATTATGAAATTGCTGACGATCCATATCCCGGATACATAGAATGGTTATCACCAGACAAAACTGAAAAAGTTTATACCAGGAGACCGCCTGGTTCGTTTGTTTACACAACGCCAAATGAAGAGACATATTCAGTTTCTGAATTAGAAATCGCTGCCGATCTTAAGCCATACATTCAGATACAAATACCACAGCCATTATTGACGACTGATATATTAAATGAGATATTGGCCAAACAAGTTGTCAATGTAGAGGAAAATATTACCAACAATAATATTGGTAACAACTCAAGTCAAAATAATAATAGCAGTGGTGGTGGGAATATGGGAGGTCAATTGCAATCTCTTATGCAAATGTTGCTCTCACAACAGCTACCAAAATCTGTATTGAATCAAGGCGATGTACAAAAAACAATGAATCAATTTACTAAAGATATGTCATTCAATAATCAGTTGTTTGAATTAGGTAACCAAGCTATGGGCGGAGGAATGGGCGGCGGTCTCGGTTCTCTAGGTAACATGGGTGGTATTTCAAATATCATGAGCGGTTTCAATTCCGGTGGCGGTGGTATTTCAGGAGTGCTCGGTAATCTTGGTGGTGGTAATTTATTAGGAAGTTTTGGTGGTTTTGGTGGTGGATCAGGCGGAGGTGGCGGAGGTGCTGGTAGTGGATTCCCTGGCGCTTCTGGTGGCGGATTTTATACTGGTGGAGATGTTACTGATACTGGTAAGAAAAATATTGCTCAGATGTTAACATTATTAGGTATAAGTTAATGGTAGATCATAATAAAAAAGTTCCAAAATCAGCACTAGACGAAAACGAGATTGAACCAAAATATGGTTATGTTCATGGAGAATGGGACGCACTTGGCGGACACCATTTAGTATATCGTAATCCAGAAGAACACGAAAAATCATATTCAGAGTCATTAACTCCCAGTGGAAGTTACCAGATAACTCATCATGATCAAAAGAAAAAAGAGATACACACAGCAGTAAATCCTGGAGAACATAGAGCTTATGTTGGTGGTGGTAAATCAATTCAAGTAGACGGTCATTTCGATCACAATGGTGAAAAAACTGGTAGAATGGAACACGGTGATGATTTTGGTCAAACTACTGGTAAAAATTACTATAGAGGAACTGGCAAAAAAGAATTCAAAATGTCTGGAGATTCCAGATATAATGGTGTTCAAAAAGGTTCGGCTCCTGTTCATTGTAATGTTGATGCAGGAACAAATAGAAATAGAGTGAAAGGCGATAGGTTTCACGCCACAGAAGGCGATTATGTTTCTATGGGCGAGAAGAAAAAAATTGAAGTCTTTCAAAAAGACGTTTCAATGTATGCAGGTGCCAATCATGATGTATTCGTTAAAGAAAAAGGTAAAATAGAAACAGGTAGCACGATGTTAGTGCAGACCGGATCTACAGCTACTGTAAATTCTGCCTCTGACGCTCTTGTTAAAGCAGCAACAGAAATTACAGTGGATGCTGGTTCTAAGATAACTTTAAAAGTCGGTGGTTCTAGTATTGTCATTGAAAGCGGTTCTATTACTATCAAGTCCGCAAGTATTAAGTTTGAACAAGGTTAAATAGTTAGATGGCTCAAGCACATAGACAAGACGATCAGAGATCTTGTGGGGCTACTACAATAGTTAGTGGTCAAAGTTTTGTTACTATTGACGGTAAATTATGGGCTGTAGAGAATGATCAAAATACTCATGGCGCTGGCGGTTTGATTGCTAGTAAATCGTATATTACGATTGGTGGTAAAAAGATTATAGTTGTGAATGATAGTGCTAATCAAGATAATTTATGTCCAACGGCTGGAGGAGAACATTGTAATCCAAAGGCTTCATCCGGAAGTAGCTTAGTAGACGTAGGATAAAAATGGCATTAACAAGAGCAGATACCTTCACAGGTTCTAAAAAACAAATTGAATATTTTTCAGACTTTTTGACTAGTTTTGCAAAAACACCAATTGGAAATCAATTGGCTAGAGTAACAAACGAACAAGCTGTCGTGCAGTCTTTGAAAAATCTTATAAGAACAAATTTGGGCGAAAGATTGTTTCAGCCTACAGTTGGTTCTGACGTTATGGCAACTTTATTTGAGTTGAACACAGACGAGGCTAGGGATTCATTAGAATTATTCATCAATAACACTGTTGAGAACAATGAACCTAGAGTCAATCTAGTACAAACCATAGTGAATACCGATAATATTAATGAAAATCAAATTGAGATAACTTTGATTTATAACTTAATAAATAATCCAACAGAGTTAACTCTTAATTTAGTACTAAAAAGAGTCCGATAAATGGCAAATAGTTCACTCAATCTTTCGTCTCTAGATTTTGACACCCTTAAAGATAATTTTAAGGAATTTCTAAAAACACAATCAGCATTCAAAGATTATAATTTTGATGGTTCGAATATTAACGTTCTCCTAGACGTTATGTCTTATAATTCATATTTAAATTCGTTTTATTTAAATATGATTGCATCAGAGATGTTCTTAGATTCAGCTCAAAAAATAGACTCTGTTATTTCTCATGCAAAAGAATTAAATTACACGCCCAGAAGTTCTCATTCTGCTGTTGCTAATATCACTTTTACTGTGGAAACTAGCGGATTTACATCAAATAAATTAACGATTCCCAAAGGGACCAGATTCACTGGTTTTAATTCTAACGGAACATATACCTTCGTTACAGATCTTTCACAGACTTTTGTTTCTTCTAATAATACTTATTTGGTAGAAAACATCCAAATAAATGAAGGCACATATTTTACTGATTCTTTTGTTTTAGATTACGAAATTGAAAATCAAAGATTTATACTTTCTAACGAAAACATTGATATTGAAAGTATTACAGTAAATGTCTCGGAAAATGGAGTTAATACTGATTACACTTTTGCAACCACTTTGTTTGGTTTAAGTGACGCCTCTACCGTTTATTTTATTCAGGCAGTCGAAGGCGGTAGATATGAAATTAGATTTGGTGATGGATTATTTGGAAAAAAACCAATAAACGGAGCTACGGTTGTTGTTGAATATATTGTAACAAATGGTTCAGATGGTAATGGTGTTGAAAATTTTGCATTAACAGATAATCTTGGTCCTGGTAATGGCGGCGAAGCTACTGCTTCGGAAATCACAGTTATTACTAGTTCTATACAAGGCGCAAATCAAGAAACTATAGAAGACATAAAATTTAATGCTCCTAGATATTTTGCCGCTCAACAAAGAGCAGTTTCTATAGATGATTATTACTCACTAGTGCGTGCCAAATTTGGTGGAGCTGTTGACGATGTTATTATCTATGGTGGGCAAGATTTAGAACCAAAACTATACGGAAGAGTTATTGTTTCAGTAAAACCAACCGCATCTGTTACTGCATCTTCATTATTAAAAAATGATATCGTAAATTATTTACAAGATTTTATCGCTCTACCAAATAGAGTCATAGTAACTGATCCTGATTATTTTTATATTGATGTATCTTCTACAGTTCAATTTAATTCTAAACTGACAACAAAATATTCTACTGAAATTAAAAGTATGATATTGGATGGTATTATTAATTTTAGTAGAGATCATTTAGAAAAATTTGGCAACGATTTTAGATATAGCAGATTCGTTACTCGTATCGATTCATTAGATCAGAGTATAACAAGTAATGATACACGAGTAAAAATAATCAAAAGATTGACCCCTAAATTATTATTTGCTACTTCTTTTGATGTCCGTTTCAATAATGGAGCTGAACAAGAAGGTTTATATGATGGTGTAGCATATCCAGATCAAAGAGTTTTAACTAGCACAGGATTTTCATACGTTGACGAAGAAGATAATATCTATCCTAACTGTTATTTAGAAGACGACGCTCTTGGTAATGTATTAGTATATACGTTTTTGAAAGGTATCAAAACTATCTTAAAAACAAATATTGGAATCATAAATTATGAAACTGGTGCAGTATCGATAACCAATCTTAAAACTTCTTATTATAATAGTTACATAGAGTTATCTTTAACTACTAAAAATAAAGATATCATTGCATCTAAAAACATGGTTCTTTTAATTGACCCTGTTGACGTTAACATAGACATCATAGAAACAATAAGATAAAATGGATCCAAAAATAGAAAAAACGATATCTAATTTCGTTCAGAATCAGTTTCCGCAATTCTATCAAGAGGAAGGCGAAAATTTTATTCTGTTTGTCAAAACATATTTTGAATGGATGGAAACTGAAGGTCAGCCTATCAGAGAGGCTAGACAATTATTTGAATATAGAGATATTGATACAACTATTGAAAGATTTTTAGAATATTTTCAGAAAAAATATTTATACGGAATACCATTCAACATTATTGCCAATAAAAGATTTTTGTTAAAACATATACTTAATGTATATCGTTCTAAAGGTACAATACAAGGTTATAAACTATTATTCAGATTGATATATAATGAAGACGTAGACGTTTATCTGCCCGGTAAAGATGTTCTTAGGGTATCTGATGGTAAATGGGTGGAACCAAAATATTTGGAATTATCTTGGAGTCCAATTTTAGATTCGTTAATTGGTAAAACAATATATGGAGTATCTTCTGGAACTTCGGCTGTAGTTGAACGAATTGTAAAAGAACGTTTTAACAAAGACGAAATATATGTAATGTATATTAATGATGTTGGTCCCAAAGGCGGAGATTTCATCGTTTCTGAAAAAATTGTTGATAACCAATTCAAATCTAATTCTGAATTGGTTAGTTTATCGCCTACAGTTTTGGGTTCTTTGGACAGACTTGATGTTTTCAATAGTGGTAACTCGTTTAATGTTGGCGACGTTCTTAAAATTGCATACAAAGATTTAGATACAAATGAAATAGATTCATTTGGCGATCAAGGTTTGATTGTAGTTACTTCACTATTTCGTGGATTCGGATCGCTCAACTTTAACATCAGAAATGGTGGTTTCGGGTTTACTGCTAATGCTGCTATTTTCTTATATAAAAACATACTAGATCAAACTGGTCAGGGCGCAAGTTTTAATATTAAAATAGCCGACGTTAGAAGATTAACATATAATACAGATCTATTTTTAGATTTTATGGATCTTCAATTAGACGAAATATACGGTTTCAGTAAATATCAAAACGCAAATTCGGCTTCTACACTGGACGAATGTTTTTCCTACGATACAAATGATTTTGGTAGAATAGCGGCGCTAACAAACGTTTTAACTGGTAATGGTTATATTGCTCCTGCTAATGTTTTTATTCGTTCTACTTATAGATCTAAAAATATTCCGGGAAGATTGACTTGGTACAACAGTAACGATTTTATTAACGCTTACTCCACGGACGTCTATGTTAATACCTCATTTATCAGTAATAACGTTATTCTTATAGCAAACGCTGTTAAACATTATGATACAAACGCATACGTAGATTATATTGTACCAGCAGGAAATACTGCTATTAATGGTTTGACTGCTAATACAAGATATTATGTGAAAACTACTAATACGTTAGGTATTACATTAAGCGCCACTCAAGGCGGAACGACTTTAAATATTAATACAGCTGTCACTAGTAATACCACTGAAAGACATTCTTTCATAACAAAGGCTCTTACAAAAAGTTTTTTTGCTAACACTACCTCTGTAAATAATGCAAGCTATTCTATCCTAGTAACAGATGCTAATACTTATTTTTACCCAGACGATTATGTATATTATCTTGTCCCTGCAGGCAATACTGGGTTACTTGGTATTACACCAAATAGTTTTTATTATGTAGAAAGCTCGAACTCTACAGCTATAACATTGAGCGATACATTCACAGGCAATTCAGATCCAATTGAAATTGCAACAGATGTTATATTGGCTGGAGAAACGCATTATCTATTAAATGACACTACTAGAAATATTTACCCATACGTAAACGGTTATTCTACACAAGTTTATGCTAATACATTTTCAATTAATAATACTAGTTATGCAATCAAAATAGCAAACGCTGATATATATTTTTCTGTTAATGATAGAGTTTATTATGACGTTCCTGTTGGTAATACCGCCATAGCTAATTTAAGAGCAAATTCTGTTGTTTACATCAAAACTTCTAATTCGTCAGCAATTACTCTGAGTAACACTGCTGGCGGTCCAGTAATGCAAATTTACACCAGTTCTTCTGGAGCAGCAGAAACACATACTATTAAAACTGCTAAATTTAGTAAATATTTCGCAAATGATGACGTTATATATCTACAATCAGACAGCACAAATGCTAATACTTTGGAATTGGCAGTTATTAGAAATATAATAAGCGATGTATCGATACAGCTGTACGGGTTCACTAACAGCAGCTCTACGAGTAATTCTCTTTATGGAAGAGCTGTTGTTATTATGCCTTCTCAGTTTGATGTTTCAGAGTTTACAGGCAGAAATAAAATTACAGGTAATTCTGATATTTTCAGTATTCTTTCTTATACATATAGTACCTTAGATTATACCAATTTAGCTAATATTATGAAAAGGCTAGATGGTACCATAAATGGTATAAATGATAATATCGAAGCTCTAAATTCTAGTGGTAATAATATTGTAGAAAATGTTTCAGCGATCAATTCTGGTAAGGCTTATGTTGAAGGCGAATCAGTACGAGCTTATCGTTATGGTATTTTGCAAGTACCCACTGTTGCAAAAGGTGGAACAGGTTATGTCAATGGTGACACAATCATATTCAGCGGCGGTGTTACTGAAACACCTGCCAGAGGCTCAATTCTGACAAATTCTCAAGGCAATGTAGTTTCTGTTAATACAGCAGAAGGAGCTTGGTATGGCGGTGTAGGTTATAATTCACTACCAGAAATAAGTATTAGATCAGCGAATAATTTAGCAAATGGCGCCGTTTTAACCACAAATTATATCCCATTTGATACAGCCAATGAAATCAGAGGATTAGTGAGAAAAAGCGGAATAGGTAGAGGATTGGGTTATTGGGCGACTACTGATGGACTTTTGAATTCGGATAAGGTCATTCAAGATAGTTATTATTATCAGGATTATTCTTATGAATTGAGAACTGCACTTAGTCTAGAAACATACAAAGACGTATTTTACTCTACTTTTCACACAGCAGGTTCGGCTCTGTTTGGTAAATATGAATTACAACCTTTTGTGATGGCAAGTAACATAGAGTTAAATATCGATACTCTCGCTAATACGGCTTGGCCGCTTTGGCTAACTTGTGATATCGCAGACCCAAGAATTAGAGCGGACGTGTATCTTGAAGAACTCGCCAACGGGTATCCGCTCCCTGGCGTTATACTTACTGTAGACCAATTCACATTTTCTAATAATTATTTTGGATGTGATATAAATACAGTATACGCTGACAGCACAGAAATAACTTCTGACAGATTCTCAGAAGATTTACCAACATAATTTAGTCATAGGGGATTTAAATTGGCAAGACAAGTAGTAAACGTCGGAAACGACCCAAATGATGGAACTGGAACTCCTCTTAGAGATGCCATGGTTATCATTAATGATAATTTTTTGGAGCTTTATACTAATCCGGTTGTGAATACTTCAATAACAGTCGGCAATTCTTCAGTAAACACTGTTGTGAACTCTACATCTATAGTTTTCGGTAATAACTCTTCTGTCATTAGGATTGGAAACACTTCAATCAATGCTATCGCCAACAGTTCAGGATTCTTTACAGGGAATGGAACTGTCACAGCAAATTCTATCAGTGTTTCCTCTAATACTATAAATGTTGGATCGTTCACAGCTGCAGCTAATGGGTACACATTTTTACCAAACGGTTTCAAATTAAATTATGGTTATGTATTTTGTAATTCTAGCGTAGGCAATGCTACTTTTTCGTCAGCGTTTGCGACAGCGTGTTATGTAGTTACGGCCACTTCTAATACAGCAGCAGTTACATATGAACCTGCTGTAGTCGGAACTAATACTACCGTGGCTATTATCAGAACATCAAATACAACAGCCGTAAACGTTTATTATATGGCTATAGGAAGATAAGGCGAATAAATGACAGGAGTATTACAACCTTCTTATAGAAAGGCTCTAATTGATGAAATGTTTGATAACATAAGATCAAACACTTCATATTATTATGCAGTCGCCTCTAATCCTATATTAAGAGTTGGGCCCCTTCCTAATACTACCCCAGACGACTATAATACTAAATTTGAAACTGATTGGTTAATGTTATTTGGTAAAAAATTATCAATAACCAATTTTGCTCCATTAGTTGATAATAATCTATGGGCGAATGGTTTTGTCTACAAAATGTATGATAATAACGATGTAGATTTATATTCAAACAATAAATTTTATGTTATAAGTCCTCCAGAATTTGATGGTGGAACTTATAACATCTTTAAATGTATGGACAATGCCAATAATTCTCCTTCTACAGTAAAACCAGCAATAGTACAAGTAACTTCTTTTCAAACTGATGATGGTTATGTTTGGAGATATGTAACTTCTATTCCATATAGACTTTATAAAATGTTTGCTACAGACACATATGCACCAGTTTATGCAAACAGTGTTACTACTTTATATGCTAATCAATACTGCGGCGTCGAAAAGGTAGTCATTACTAATACTGGCTCTGGATACGTAGGATACCATGATGGAACTATCTTATCAGCTAACAGCACAGTTATTCAGGTAGGCAATACAGCAAGTAATGCTTCGGGTATCTATAACAACAGCGCAATTTATATCTATAATGTCACTTTAACAACTTCTCAAATATTTCAAATATCAGATTATGTATCTAACAGCGTTGGAAAGTGGGTGCTTTTGAATGGAGAGGCTAATACTACAAATATTATCCCAGAAGCTACTCAATATAAAATTTCACCAAGAGTTGTTTTTACTACAGATGGCGGTACACAGCCAGTAGCATATAGCGTTGTTAATACTACTACTAATTCTATTAGTAATATAGTTATGCTTGATATCGGCGCTGATATATCATGGGCAAACGTTTCTATAGTATCCGCTGTTGGTTCTGGTGCGAATGTATATGCTATAGTTCCGCCACCAGGCGGTCACGGTTCTGACCCAGTCTCAGAATTGAATGTAAAGGCATTGGGCGTTAATTTTCATTTTGCCAACAGCGAAGGTAATACAGTATCTGACGATTTATTATATAACAAAATTGGTATAATTAAAAACCCTTACGGTCTACATGCTAATGGCGCTAAAAGTAATACCGCTTACATATCTACAACGTTTAGTCAAACATTAGACGCTAATTTATTGAATCCAGTATTATTTACTGTTGGTGATAGAATCTATGGAAATACTAGCAATGCTTATGGTATAGTGGCCTTTGCTAATACATCTAGGATAAAAGTAGTAGGCGATAAAACTTTTGTTAATGGAGAATTTGTATTTTCTAGCGATTCAGTTTTGAGTTCAGAAATTGATATTATTGATAACGGTAGTATTTACGTTAAAGACGTAAAACCATTATATGTCCAAGATATAAATAACGTAAATAGGTCTAATTCTCAAACAGAATCTTTTAAGCTGATCATTGAGATTTAATAACGGGAACTCATAATGTCATTAGATATAGATTTAAACGTTGCTCCTTACTACGATGACTATAACGAAAATAAAAATTATCATAGAATTCTTTTTAGACCATCAGTAGCGGTGCAAGCAAGAGAATTAACTCAGCTTCAAACAATTCTTCAAAAACAGATAGAGCGTTTTGGAAATTGGGCATTTAGGAGCGGAGATATAGTATCTGGTTGTAATATCTCTGATATTCCATCTCTTTCATATGTAAGACTTATGGATTTCGCTTCTAATGGATCAGCTAATACTGCAACATTAGATGTCACAGAATATATTAATGCAGTCGCTACTAGCGTAACTAGTAATCTAAGAGCAAAAGTTTTATATGCTAATGCAGGTTTTAGTACCAATTATCCTGATACAAATATTTTATATTTAAGATATCTTAATACTGGAACTGGAGGGGAAAAAGTATTCTCTAATGGTGAACTCCTTACCTTTGTTCAAGTTTCAGAAGCAGGAAATACAGATTTAGCTAATGTATATTCTTGGGCTAATACTCTAGCTAATACTGTAACAACTGGAAATGCTCATGGTGTTACTGTTTCTGAAGGTATCATTTTTATCAATGGCAATTTCGTAAGAGTAGAGAACGAAACTTTCGGATTAGTTAATAATTTTGGAACTTATGCCGGCAATAACGTCATAGGGTTCGAATTAGTTGAACAAATTATTACTGAAACACAAGACAACACTTTGTTGGATAATGCTCTAGGTTATTCTAACGAAAATGCGCCAGGAGCTCATCGTCTAAAAGTTTCGCCAATCATACTTTCTTTGACCGAAGAACAAGCGGCGCTAACCGAGAAATTCAATCCGATTGCTTCATACAATTATGGCACTCTGGTAATCAAATACTCAGAATCTTCTAATTTGTATTCTATAGTAGGCGATGTTATTGCTAAAAGAACTTATGAAGAATCTGGGAATTATGTAGTAAATCCTTTTGCTGTTGATACAGTAACAAATGTTTTGGACAACAACGTTGATATAGCGCCTTCTTCTGCTAATAATGTTCTTGCTAGAGTAAGCGCAGGAATTGGTTATTCTCAGGGTAAAAGAGTTGAGCTTCTTAAAACAGCATATATCGATATGCGTCGTGGCGTAGATACACAGACATTAAGTTCTCAACAGATCAGTTTCAATTATGGCAGTTATTTTATTTTAAATGAAGTATCAGGAACTTTTGAATTTAATAAATCACAAACTGTTACTTTGTATGACAAACCACAACAGTCAGTAACTAATAGAACTTATGCTGGCACATCGCCTACGGGTAATAATATCGGAACAGCAACAGTAAAATGTTATAGTTTTAATTCTGGTGTACCAGGAAGCGCATCTGCAACTTATTTGCTTCATATATTCAACATATCTCTAAATGCAGGGTATAACAGTACTCAAATAAAATCTGTTTATTATAATGGTTCTAAAAAAGGAGTTGCTGATGTTTATTCTGTAGGATTGTTAGAAGATCAGTTCAAAAGACAACTTTATTCTTTTGGTTTTTCTGGAATAAAAAACATTAGAGATCAAAGTAATAACGTCCAGACTAATTATATTTACAGAAATAAAGCCTCTGGAACTATGACTACCACAGGTAATGCGACTATAACATTAACTTATTCTGCGCCTGGAGGCACAGATATACTTCCTTATGGTATAGGTATACTATCAGATGCTACTGCTTCTGAGTTTACTGTGGTTGCTACTGCTAATGTTGATTCTGCGGTATTAACAGGCACAGTCAGCGTAAATACAACATCAGTTAACGTTGTAGGAACTTCAACAACGTTCACCAATAGATTTTATGTTGGAGACAACATAAAGGTAGGCACTGATATAAGAACAGTTATTTCAGTGTCAAATGCTACGTTTTTGACTGTCGATGCTCCATTTGGTGCGACTAACGCTTCTGCGAATTATTACAAATCTTACATTAGTGGTAAAAACATTCCAATTTCTAGAACCTTCAGTTCTGGTCCTTCAAGTTTTATACAGGTAACAAACAGTACATCATTTACTATAAGTTCAGGTCAAATTCCTAGTTCATCTTTGAGTGTTGACATATTTTATAATACCCAAAGAAATGTTGCATTACCCGCTAAAAAGGTAATCAAGAGAGATGTGTTTGTTAAAATTAACACAGCTTCTAATCCAAAAGGACCATGGTGTTTAGGATTTAGCGATATTTTTAAAGTAAATAAAATTTACGGATCTTCAAATGGAACTTATACAACAAACGGTGTAGATTTAACTACTAGCTTTACTTATGATACAGGTCAAAGAGACACTCATTACGATTTGGGTTATTTGTATTCTAAGGGCTCATATAGTTCATCATCCTTCCCTAATATTTTAGTTCAACTTGACTATTTTGCTGTAAATACTGCACCAGGAGTAGGCTTCTTTTCAGTAGAATCTTATCCCGTCGATGATGCAAATACTGCAAACACTAATGCGATACAGACCAAAGATATTCCACTTTATGTTGACGAAAATGGCGCTAAGTTACCTCTTAGAGATTTCATAGATTTCAGAACTCCTTGTGCAATCACAGCTAACGACACAGGTACAGTTGATACATCTAATTCTACTCAAGTTACTACAGCTATAAGTTATGCATCAGTCAATCCTGCTTCGACTTTGACTTTAAGCACCGGCGATGCTACATCAGGTTTGAACGTCCCTGCTTATGGTAAAAATCTAGAAGCGGATTATACTAGATACCTACCTAGAAAAGATTTAATCCTAATAACTCCAGATAATGTTCTTAAAGTTAAAGAAGGCGTTTCTAGCCAGAGTCCACAAACTCCTCTATGGCCAGATAATGCTATGGTTCTTTCTGTATTGAATATACCACCATATCCTTCTCTTTCTTCAGATCAACTTGATTCGTTTTATCCTATAAATCAAAACTCTAAAAATTTGATTAGAGATACATCAACAGCAATATCTGGAAGTATAGTTAGTAACCGTAGATATACTATGAAAGATATTGGTACTCTAGACCAAAGAATTACTAATTTAGAATATTATACGCAATTAACTCTGTTAGAAAAAGCTGCTAAGGATTTGTCAGTAACAGACGCAAATGGTCTTGATAGATTCAAAAACGGAATTTTCGTAGATCCTTTTTCTGATTTTTCTCTTGGGGATGTTTCCAGCACAGAGTATTCTATAGCTATTGATTCAGCCAAAGGAGTGGCAAGGCCAAGAATCATAAGAGAAGTTTTTAATATTAATTTTAATAGTTCTAGTTCTATAAACACAAGAAAAACAGGCAGATTAATTACCATCGATTATGTCGAAGTACCATTTATTCAACAATATTATGCTACTAAGTATCGTAGTTCTGCTCTTGTTGCATACGCTTGGAATGGAACTCTATTATTAATTCCACCATTCGATAATAATAGCGATATTCATAATACTGGTTCTATAAATATTACTATAGATAACACCAAACCTTGGAAAGATTTCGCAGCTAGTCCTTTTGGCTCTTCTTATGGAGAATGGAGAACAACTACTACTACAACCTCTGATACAGTTATAACTGGAACGCAGAATATAATTAATAGAGATATAGGATCATTGGGCGTTGCAGGAGCTGGTAGAGAAATTGCTGGCCCTAGAAGATTTAATGTCGGTTCAGGATCTTGGAATGGCACCGTTGATCTGTTGACAGAATCTGGTAGAGAATTAGCTTTGTCATTGGCGGCACAAGAATTGGGTGTTAACGTAGACGTCATCAGAGGTCATCTAACTGTGGTGTACGATGAGGGTATACCAGGCTATGAAAGAACATTCAATTTTTAATGAATTGATCTAGGAGATAAAATTGGCAGCAACTAGTACAACCACTACCACTTCAATAAATAATTCTGTAAGATCAGGCACGCAACTAGTAGTAGATTCTATTTCTAGTACTCAAACGGTTGGTTCTTTTGCCACTGATATTTCATTACAACCATATATAAACAGCCGAATTATTTCTTTCTTAGCGTTTAATATGAGACCTAATGAAAGAATGCATATATTTTTCGATAGTATTAACGTTGATGAATATTGCGCTCCAGCAGTGATTGACGCCAATAACAAATACGTATTACCTGCATCACTAGATAGTTCAGATTCAACTCAAATTGCTAAAAATGGTGATTGGGGTACACCAATATTTTCTGATTCTTTAGGTGTAGTAGCAGGGCAATTTTATATTCCTGCTGGTAAATTTAAAACTGGAGACAGGCTTGTTCAAATTACAGATGTAGACAGTTTAGTACTAGGAGGCTCTGCCTTTACTACTATGTCTTCTGCATATTTTACAGCGTCAAATCTTAATGTTACTAAACAAGCAATAACTTTGACTACTGTAAACCCTGAATTGAGATCTATTCCTATTGAAGAATCAGTAGTAACCACGTCTACAAATGTTGTTATCAGAGAATTACCAGACATAATTAATGTAAGAGCTAATGCTTGGGAACCTATAGCACAAGCGTTGACCATAAACACACCTCAAAACGAATCTGGCATTTTTGCAACTTCTTTAGAACTTTATTTTAAACAGAAAGCGCAAACCTCTGAACACGGCGTGACAGTTTACCTGTGCGAGATAGATAACGGTTATCCTAATGGTAACGCTGTTCTTCCTTTTTCTAGAGTGCATTTACCATATAGTAATATCAACATAAGCAACACTTCTACAGTTTCTACCAAGTTCACTTTTGAAGCTCCTGTGTTTTTGGCTAATAAAACAACTTATGCATTTGTTGTAAAGCCAGACGCAAATGATCCAGATTATTTTGTCTGGAGCGCAAATCTAGGCGACATCGACGTATCAACTGGATTTCAAGTTTCCAGCCAGCCAGCCATAGGAACAGCTTTTTATGGAGCTACTGAAACACAATGGACAGCTCTTCAGACAGAATATATTAAGTTCAAACTTAACAGAGCAAGTTTTCAGTATAATTCTGCTAATGCGGTTTTTAATAATTCTAATACTGAATATTTGACTGTTTTCAATTTAGGTTATAGTAATACTTCTGTAGGTATAGTACCAGGAGATATAGTTTTTAACTCGACCAATTCTTTGTCTAACTCTTCTGGAGGAACAGTTAATACTTCCATTAGAGCAACAGTTAATTATTATGATAGCGTTAGAGGAATTTTGTATTGCGAATCATCTACTGGTAATTTCGTTTCCAACACTTTTGTGCAAGTTCACAGATTCGCTAACAATTCATTATCTTCTTCGCCGAACAATGTCACTTTAATAGCGTATGCTAATACTTCTTCTCTTTATAATCCTGGCGTTAATGCTCTTGTTCCTCAATTTGCTACTATTTCGCCTCCAGGAACAACTTTGAATTTCACATATACAGGAACTAATAACACATATTCTATAGATTCCGAAGAGTATAAAGTTAATCCTGGTTATGAAACTGAATTTTACGATTATGAAAGAATTGTTGTTTCTAAATCAAATGAAATGGCCTCTATGAGCGGTAACAAATCTGTTACCATAAAAGGGAATATGACTACAGATACTGAATATTTGTCTCCTGTGATCGATACGGCCAGGCAACAAGAACTAGTAATTAAAAATGATATTGATCCTGTAGAAATCAAATATAATGAATTTTTCAATTCAGGTAACACGAAGTCAAAATATGTATCTCAAATAGTCACATTGGCTGACGGTCAAGATGCAGAAGATTTACAAGTTCTATTAACTGCATTCAAGCCTGTGGGTTCATCTATTCAAGTATGGGCTAAATTTCTAAACAAAGAAGATCCTCGACCTATGAGTCAGCAAACATGGACTCCTTTGTTAAACGATTCAATTGATGTTTATTCTGACCCTAGTAATCCAAACGATTTCAGAGAATTGAAGTATTCACTAGGAAGTTATTACAGTAAAATTATAAGAACAGGAACTATTACATGTTCTAATACTAGCAACACTATTGCCGGTAATGGTACTTTGTTTACAACAGAACTAGAACCTGGATGGTATATTAATACTAAAACTTCTAAGGATATTCTTTTACAAGAAAGAACTAGAAAAATAGTATCTATTACTAATAGTACTAGTGTTGTATTAGATAGCCCATTTTTTGGTAATTATACCAATGAACCTTATTATCTAGTTGCGCCTCCAACTACTGCTTGGTTGTCTACAGAGGCCTCTGTTCAATTAACAGGAAACGTTAGCACATATACTACAAACAACAGCATAGTTGGTAACGGAACTTTGTTCGCAACTGAGTTACTGCCAGGTAATATAATTAATGTTGCTGGTGATTCTCAAACAATACTTTCTATCACTAATTCAACATTTTTGACAGTAGGCACGCCATGGTCGTCAAACAATTCAGGAGCTAATGCTTATGTTATAAGTGCTCCAGGCGTAACTTATCTTAATGAAAATTTGAATCTATATTCTTCGTTCAATAGATTTCAATTAAAAATTATACTTCAATCTAATGACACTTCTAAGGTTCCGATTATGGATGATCTTAGAGTTCTAGCTTTGCAGATGTGATAAAATGAATAATAAATATTACAGAACAGATTTTGAAGGTTTAGTAAAAGATCCGCATAGCGGAGCAGTTTTGAACGTGGATAATAATAAATTGGAAGCATATAAAAAACAGAAAGCTGCTTTCATGTTAAATGTTGAAAATAATGAAAGAATCAATAAAGTCGAAAAAGATCTTAACGAAATTAAAGAAATGTTAAATCAACTCTTAAAAAGAAGTTAATAAATGACAGTAAATGTTTCCAACGTAGGCACAAATAATACTTTTGATTTTTGGCGCAATAGAACCAATGAAATGGCTTACACTTTTTCAGTGTTGGCTGTCACTGCCAATGGTTCTAATGCAGCTGTAGGTAATGCTGCGATTACTGGTAAATTTACTGCCGATTCTTTAGTTATTAATACAACTGCTCAAGTTAATAACGCTCTATTGGTTGGTAATAATACTGTAGATGCTTTTAATTTCACGTTAGTTAATACGTCAGCAATATCTGTAGGTAACTCTACAGTAAATTCTTTCTTGGATTTCAACTCTCTCAATACATATGCTGTTTATGTTGGTTCTAACGTTGTTGTTAATACCAATCAGTTGTTTATTACCAGTTCCACAGGTGGAAATACTACGAACGTAATAGCCAACAGCTCAACTCTACTTTTCAGATCTAACACAACAGTAAATACAATAGCCAATTCTACATTAGTTCAGATTACTAATGGCGCTGCATTAGCTGTATTGAATTTCAATTCTTTATCTATTGGAAATTCTTTAGTAAATAGTACATCTATTTCTATGGTTGGTTCCAACAGCCTTTTTGCTAACACTGAAGCAGTGACTGTTGGATCTAATGTGTTCATGAACACATCAACAATTGTAATCGGTAATACTTTTACAAATGTATTATCTAACTCTAGTTCAATTCTTGTTGGTAACACAACAATAAACACTTTCGCTAATTCTTCATTAGTAAAAGTTGCTAACTCTACAATTTCGGCTAATATTGAACCGCATAGATTAATTGTAGGAACTTCAATAGTCAATAGCACAATTATTACAACTGGCGCTGGTGGTTTAGTTGCAAATACCACAGCCATTACAGTCGGTTCTAATGTTGTAGCTAACACCTCACAATTTATTATTAGTGTATCTACTTCTAACGTTTTGGTCAATGCCATAGCTGTGGATATTGGTAATACTACTGTAAATTCTCTGGCTAATGCTACTTTAATTAGAATAGCTAATTCTACAGGTTCTGCTAATCTTAATCCTATAAGTCTAACTATTGGAACTTCGCTAGTTAATAGCACCATTATTACAACTGGATCCAACAGTCTTATAGCTAATACTAGTACTGTAAGAGTTGCTGCTAATATTCAGATTAATACTTCTTCTTATTTCGTAGGCAATAGCACTTTATATTCAGATCAAAGTATTAATAGATTCATTATTGCTAATAATTCAGGATCGGCAAATCTAGATCCAATAAGTCTGACCGTTGGAACTTCTTTAGTAAACAGCACAGTTATCACAACTGGAGCTAGTGGGTTTACTGCCAATACTACTGCTATGCAGGTTACAACTGCAACAATTGGCAACTCTTCAGGTTTTTGGACAACGGGAACAGTTAATGCAGCGATTCATTCAGTAGGAACATCAACTATCGCTAATAGTTCTGGTGTTTATACTACAGTAGTTAATGCAGCGATTCATTCAGTTGGAACTTCTACGATTGCTAATGCTACTGGTGTTTATACTGGTATTGTTAATGCGGCAGTTCATTCTGTTGGAACTTCCACAATCGCTAATGCTACTGGCGTTTACGCTACAATTGTAAACGCCGCAACATTAAGTGTTGGAACTTCTACGATTGCTAATGCTACTGGCGTATATACTGGCATTGTTAATGGTTCTAGTATTACAGTAGGAACATCAACAATTGCTAATGCTACTGGTGTATATACTGGCATTGTTAATGGTTCTAGTATCACTGTTGGAACCTCTACAATTGCAAATTCTACTGGTGTTTATACTCCTATCATTAACGCAGCAGTTCATTCTGTTGGAACTTCCACAATCGCCAATAGTTCTGGCGTTTACGCTCCTGTTGTTAACGCATCTACAATTAGCGTCGGAACTTCTTTTGTATCTAACTCTTCAGTGCTGAATCATACCGGAACGGCGAACATTTCAGGTAATGTTCAATTTAGTGGAACATATGCCAACGTGTCTGGTAATATGTTCGTCAGAGGCGATCTAGCAGTTTCTGGTAATATTAGTTATACTGGTATTTCTACAGCTGACCTTGTACCAGCAGTTGGTGACATTTATAGTCTAGGTAATACAACATTCAAATGGTCAACTCTTTGGTCTCAGTTTGCAAACGTAGCTCAAAGCATTACAGTAGGTAATACTTCTTTTATTAACGCTTCTGGCGCTTATGTTACTACAATTAATGCAGCAGTACATTCTGTAGGAACATCAACTATCGCTAATTCTACTGGCGTTTATACTCCTATTATTAATGCAGCCTCTCATACAGTTGGAACTTCTACTATAGCCAACTCCACTGGCGTTTACACTGGCGTTGTTAATGGTTCTAGTATTACTGTCGGAACATCAACTATAGCCAACTCCACTGGTGTTTACACTGGCGTTGTCAATGGATCCAGCGTTACAGTTGGTACTTCTACAATCGCTAATTCTACTGGAGTTTACACTGGCGTTGTTAATGCTTCTACTCTCAGCGTTGGATCTATTTTTACTGCAAATGCTCTTGGTATTAATACTACAGCAGTTGATGCTTCGGTTGAAGTTGTAGTTGGTAATTCAACAGTTAATGTTATCGTAAGTAACACTTCTGTTAGAATATCGAATTCTACTACAAATGTTTCTATAACTAATCCTAATACTACTGCTATTTCATCAGGCCAATATTTCTTGAATGCTAATGGACAATGGAGTCTAGTAGTTACTGGACCTGTAACCAATGGCACTATTATTACTACCGGAACAAGCGCTCAAGAAATTGATGCCTATTCTATGGTTTCATTCCCAGCTGCTGAATATATAATCAGCGTTGTTGATAATGTAGCCAACAATCGTTATATGTCAAAAATATTAACAACCCACGACAGAGCAACTGGATATATGACAGAATTTGCTACTATAACAACAAACACAAACGTAGGAACATTTAGTTTCATAGCACCAAATGTATCACACGTTTCACTAAGATTTACTCCAGTATCTACTAACACTACAGTCAAATATGTCAGGACAATAGTAACGTAATGGCCACTAAAGCTAACTTAGTAATAGATCAAGGAACAACCTTTTCGACCGATTTAACATTGACGGACGAAAACGGAGACGCTTTGAATCTGAATGGCTATTCAGCAAACTCTCAAGTTAGAAAATGGTACTCATCTTCTAATGCTGCTGCAGTTTTCTCAACTTCTATAAATGTAGTTTCTAGCATTGTTACAATATCATTAACAGCCAACCAAACTAGTAATCTAGTTGCTGGTAGATATGTCTACGATGTAGAACTTAATGATGGTTCTACAACTTCTAGAATTGTTGAGGGTATTATTACAGTCACACCTCAAGTCACGAGATAAAAATGGTAAACGTCGTAGTAGGTAGAAGAAGGGATATTCGCGTTTCCGCTAATGCAACAAGCGGAATCATAGACACAACAGTGCCTGTTACTATTAAAAATACGCCTACTTTATCAAGCATGGAATCTACACAAAGATTAGATAGTTTGCTGGATGTCATTTCTAGCGGAGAAACTAATGGGGCGGTTCCTGTTTATGATTCTTCTATTGACAAATATGTAGTTCAAAAATTGAATTTAACTGATGTAGATGGCGGGTTAGATGGCGGGACGTTTTAAAAATATAAATATATAAAACAGGAGCAGTATTTTAAATGTCCAATAAGATCCAAATTAAGAGATCTGTTTCTAATTCTACCGTTACAGGGTTATCCAACGGCGAACTAGCCTTTACTCAGGCCTCTAATACACTACACATAGGTCTTCCAGACGGTTCTGGCGTTCTTCGTATTGGGGGCGCTCAATATCCAGGAACTCTTACTAATAGTCATGCTCTAGTAGCAAATTCTACTGGCGGTATTGATAAAGCAATAGTAGCAAATTTAGTCCCTACTGGCATTTGGGCTAATGGTGCGGCTGGTTCCGCAGGGGATGTTCTTACCTCCAATGGTAGCGTAGTTTATTGGAAAGCTCCTTCCGCTGGAGTTGCAGGTTCAGACACTCAAGTGCAATTCAACGACGGCGGAAATCTTGCTGGCGATTCAGGTCTTACCTTTAATAAGACATCAGACACTTTAACAGTTTCAAATAATATTATTATTTCTGGCGTAACGGTAAGTTCTAATACTACTACAGGGGCTTTGACTGTTGCCGGAGGCCTTGGTGTTGCGGGAAGAATTAATACTGGCGATTTAGCAGCTGGTAATGATTCGGTTTATTCTTCTCTTACAGGAACAACATTAGCCACAATTAACGTTTTTGCAACTTCAACTGTTAACGCTGCAGTTCTCAGTGTTGGCGGTTGGGTTATTGCTAACAATGGCGGTGTTTATACTAGTGGTATAGTCAATGCTGATATTCTAGCTGTCGGAACTAATTTTAGAGCAAATACTACTCGTGTTACTGTTGGTTCTGGCGTAGGGTTTTCTGCTAACGGTTCTTTGGGTTCGGCAAATCAGGTTCTTCGATCAAACGGTACTAGCATTTATTGGGATGATGATGTTGGCGATATTTCGGCCATTACAGCTGGCAACGGTTTATCTGGCGGCGGAACCACAGGTGATATTACTGTTAGTTTACTAGCTAACAATGGTCTGATAGCCAATTCTTCAGGTTCGTTCGTAGATCCAGCAAATGGTGTTTATGTAGACGCTTCTGGTGTTGGCGTTCTTGCTAATAATGGTATTGTTTCTAACTCCTCTGGAACATTTGCTAAATCTGCAAATGGTACTAATGTCGATTCAGCAGGCATTAACGTTGTTGGTGGTACAGGCGTTACTGTTAACGCCAGTGGTGTGCATATCGGTCAGGCAGTAGGCACAACTTCTAGTGTAACATTTGCAAACGTAGTTACAACAGATCTTACTACTAGTGGAAATACAGTTCTAGGCGATTCTACTGCTGATACTCTTACAGTCGCAGCGCAAGTCAGTAGTAACGTTACTCCTTCAACTAATAACACATATCATTTAGGTAATAACACCCTTCGTTGGGCGCAAGTTCATGTCGCCAACGTTCATGGTGTTACTGGTACATTTGATGGCGACGTTCAAATTGCAGGCAGTCTCACCGTTTCAGGTAATGTTACCACCGTCAACGTAAGCTCTTTTGTTGTATCAGATCCTATGATCTATCTCGCTGGAAACAATTATGCCAGTGACGTCTTAGATATTGGTTTTGCAGCCAATTATCATGATATTTCAACAAATACAAATCTACACACTGGTCTATTCCGTGATGCTTCTGATGGGGGCATCTATAAACTGTTTACCGGTTCTGAGCAAGAACTATCTGGAAACAATACTGTAAATACTGCAGCTAATGGGTTTACATTAGCAATTCTACAGACTTATCTCCAATCTGGAGGATTGTATACCAATTCAACTTCAGCAAATTTAATTGCTAATTCATCATATACGGTTGGTATTGTTGCTAACACTCTGTCTCTATCTACTGCACTAGCTGGCACATCAGGTGGTACAGGGTTGAATAACTATACAGCTGAAGATATCCTGGTTGCTAACTCGTCTAATGGATTCCGTAAACTAGCATTAGGAACTAGTGGTTATGTTCTTCAGTCCAACGGTAGTGCTATCGTATACGACGTGTTAGACGGAGGCAGTTTTTAATTTTCTTTGACAAAGGAATTATACTATGGAAACTAATGAAGGTCAAGAAATTTATTTCAAACAATACATCCAGAGGCAGGAAAATCTGCTTCTGGATTTTATTCGTAAAAATACCGATTTAGAAATTAGAGTTTCTGCTCTATCTTTCTCGTTAAAAGATATAACTTCCAAATACGAAGAATCTCAAAAACAAGTTTCAATACAAAACGATTTGATGCAACAAGCAGCAAACAGTGTAGAAAAACTTACTATTGAGAAAATGAATCTAGAGAAAAAAGAAACAGATAATAATAAAATAATAGAAGATTTGAAAAAGAATCTTCATGATTGTAAAGAAGAAAGAAAAAAGATTTTAAAAGATTTTGATGAATTTAAAAAATCTAATAAAAATTACGAAGATCTGAGTAAAGAATATGCTCGTCAAAACGAAGAAATGAATAAAGTATATTCTGAAAATAAACAATTAAAAGATAAAACTATAAATAAAACTAAACCTCAGGCAATATTGCCTCCGGATGAATTTTAAATTTCTCAGTATATACTGAGTTTCAGAGGAGCCTAGAATGGCCAACACAGTTTTCAAACTGCGACGTTCATCAGTCGCAGGTAAAGTTCCTACCACAACAGATATTGCTATTGGCGAATTGGCAATAAATCTTACTGATAGAAAACTGTATTCTTCTGATGGTTCTAATACTTGGGAAATTGGAGCTAATCTTACATCTATAAGCGTTTCCGCTAATTCTACAGTAAACAATATTATCATTTCTGGTGGAATATTTGCCAATGGTGGATTTGGTAATTCTGGGCAAGTTTTAACTTCTAATGGTTCAGCAACTTATTGGACTAGTTCTAGCGGCGCAGGAACAGTAACACAAGTTAATACTGGAATTGGACTTACTGGAGGTCCAATCACATCTTCAGGAACTATAGAAGTTGTAGCCAATAGTGGCATAGTTGCTAACTCTTCAGGGGTGTTTGTTAAAGCTGGTAATAATGTTACTGTAAATTCAACTGGCGTTCATGTTATTGGCTCTGGTTATGTCAGACAATCGTTTACCGGTAATGGTTCTAATACGATATTCACAATATCTGGAGGTTATACATCTAATAATCTTGATGTATATGTTAATGGTATTAGATATAATAGTTCAGAAGTAGATGTGTCGTCGGGCACAACAATTACTTTTACAACAGCTCCTTTATCTGGCGCTTTGATTGAAGTTGTTGGTATAACTGCTGGCGTTCTGAATTATACAACCGTTAATACTGATTTAGCCTATACTTGGACAAATACGCACACTTTTAGTAATACAGTAACATTAAACGCTGTTTCAGCAAACGGTTCTCTAGGCACCGCCAATCAGGTATTAACGACAAACGGTTCAGTTGTGTATTGGGCAAATGCTTCTGGTGGTAGCGGTGGCGGTTCTTGGATTCAAAAAACTTCTGGGTATACCGCCGTCAAAGGCGAATGGATCATGTGTGATACGAGCTCCGGAGCATTTACAGTTACATTACCAGCCTCTCCTAATACTAATGATTATGTAAAAATAAACGTTGGGCCAGTGGCTTCAACAAATAATATAACAATTGGAAGAAATGGCTCTACAATTATGTCATTGAGCGAAAATATGACTATAAATGACAATAATATTACAGTAGAGTTTGTTTATAATGGTTCAACTTGGAGAATAGCATAAATGAGTAATTTTTCACAATTTATAGGTAAAGCATTCCCAATAGGCGGAATACTTAATATGCCATATAGTTCAGATTTATATACTGCTGCTGATGGTACCCAATGGTACGCTTTAGTATCTACTGCTCCTTTTGATTATACTTCAGATTATTCTTATTTACCAGATCACTTGACTTCGCCGCATCCTATATTTTATGGCCCGGAAAGCGGAGGACTTTGGTATGGACCTGTAGTTTCACAATCTATTTCTATAGCATATAATCCTTCCGGACCTCTTTATGTTACTGCAACTTTTAATGGTAATGCTACTAATGGATTCAAATATTATACATCAACAAATGGTTCAACATGGACAGAAAGAACATTTCCTAATTCTAAAACGTATCCTATTATACAGTATACAGCAGGAAAATTTATAGCAGTTTCGCCAAGTTCAACAACAGATGGTATTATAACTTCTACTGATGGTATTAATTGGACTTCAGTTACAGGTGTGAGCATAGCAAATATCACAGATATTATATCTGATGGTACAGATGTAATTGTATTTCCATATAATAGTACAACGGCAGCATATTCTTCAGACGGTGGTTCTACTTGGGCTTCATCGACAATGGCTGCTAGTTCTGGCACTAGTAATGCAATCAATACTAATGGTATAGGAAGTATTACATGGAACGCTGGCGCTGGATTATTTATAGCAATAACTTCTACAACAGGGCAATATCAAACATCAGCAACAGGGGCTAATGGATCATGGACAGCCAGAACGCCAGCAACCTATAATGGTTACGCACAATTTACAAATTCAACAAGGTTTGCTTCAAACTCAACAACAACAGTTGCAGTAGGTATAACTGGTTTTTTTGCAACTACAACTGATGGTTTAACTTGGAGTAATCATGGATTGATTTCGACCTCATTGGCTACTACTTCCGCTCCTCTTGCAGTGTATCATGATGGAACTAGATTTGTTGTTAGATTTTCTCAAAGAGTTTTTTATTCGACAGATGGTGTAACATGGACAGAAGGTAAACCAATTGGAGGAGTATCAATTAATAGCCCAGTTTCAAGCGGTGTGATGTTTAGCTTTCTTACAAACAATTTTACATTGATTAATAAAATGTTAAAAATATCCGATGTCACATTAACTACTCCACAAACAATTATTCCTGCTGCTGGACATTCTTTTTTTGCTGCCACCGTAAATTACGTAAGAATCAGATAAATATATAAAAAGAGAGAGATTTAAATGGCTCAAAGTCAAGAATTAGCAGAATTAGGGCAATATTTATCTGTAAATAGTACTTCTAATACCATTATTTTTAATGGTATTATTTCTGTTGCTAATGTATCTATGACTTCTGCCGGATTTACAGTTAATGGTTCAACAGTTGTTGTAAACTCTTCTGGTGTTACAACAACAGGATTTGTTAATGCTACTTCAAGTGTTAACTCTGCTTCGTATACGACTGGCGGAACAGGAACGAGTACTGGCGGATTTGTTGCTAATACCACTCGAATTTTTATTGGCAATAATACTGTTAATGCAGCTGTTAATACTACTGTTTTATATATTAGTGGTAATGTTATTGCTAATTCTACTGGCGCTAACAATGCATTCAATTTAGGCGGAACTGCTGCTTCTTCCTATCAGCTTAATTCTACTTTAAACGCTAATATTGCCAGTTACCTTCCAACATATACTGGTGTTGTTAATGGTTCTAGTCATACTGTAGGTTCTTCATTTATTGCTAATGCTACTGGTGTTTATCATACTGGCACAATGAACGCTGCCAGTCTTACAGTGGGAACTTCTACAATCGCTAATTCCACTGGCGTTTACACTGGTATTGTTAATGGTTCTAGTATTACAGTTGGAACTTCTTTCACTGCTAACTCTACTGTGGTTAACGCTGTCAGTTTAAGAGTAGCTAGTAGTTTCTTAGCCAATACTACAGGCGCTTATCATACTGGAACTATGAACGCTGCTAGTTTTACAGTAGGCACCTCAACAATTGCTAATGCTACTGGTGTTTACACTGGAATAGTTAATGCTACAACGATCTCAACTGGTTCAGTAAACGTAATAAATGCTTCTGGTTTGACAACCTCGGCCAACGTTAATATATCAGCAACAGGCGAACTTATTATCACTGCTGGCGCTGGTATATCTGCTAATGGCGGATTTGGTACCGCTGGTCAAGTTTTAACTTCTAATGCATCTTCAATATATTGGTCAACAGTTGGCGGTGGTGCTACGCTAACTGCAAATAATACTGACACAGTTACATATTACTTACCTATGGCCAATACTACATCAGGCACTTGGTCTAATGCTGTAGTTTCAACCACCAAACTATACTTTGTTCCTTCAACTGGAACTTTGTCCGCTACGATATTCAATTCACTATCAGACGCTAATCAAAAGACAAATGTTCAGATTATTACCAGTGCTGTTAATACAGTCAGTAAAATGGAAGGTGTTTCGTTCAACTGGAAAGATTCTGGAGCAAAATCATATGGTGTTATTGCTCAAGAAATTGAAAAGATACTTCCGGATATTGTCAATGAAAACAATGGAACTAAGTCTGTCAATTATGATGCTATCATAGCGTTCCTTATTCAATCAGTCAAAGAACTTTCTGAAAGGGTTGAGAGATTAGAGAATGACAAGTAATTATCTTGCCGATGATCCAATTTTAGGTAGCGTAGATTTAGACGATCTATTTGTCACTGACGCTTGGTTAGTTGATCAGTTTGTTGGTAATCAGATGTGGGCGTTTGGGCAAAACAATTTTGGTCAATTAGGAGACAGAACAATAGTTCATCGTTCTTCACCAGTTCAAGTAGGATCGCTAGTAAATTGGAGTCGTGTTGCTGCTGGTAGTGATCATATAGTATCAATAAAAACAGATGGCACTTTATGGGCATGGGGTTACGGCGCTCAAGGTCAATTGGGTCTTGGTAATACTACTAGTCGTTCATCTCCAGTTCAAGTAGGTTCATTAACTAATTGGAAACAAGTGTCAGGCGGTTATTATGAAACATTAGCAATTAAAACAGACGGCACTTTATGGGGATGGGGTTATAATTTTTATGGTCAATTAGGAGATGGAACGAGAGTTGATAAGTCTTCGCCTATTCAAGTTGGAACTTTGACTAATTGGAAACAAGTTGAAACCTCATTTGGATTTACAATAGCAATTAAAACAGATGGTACGTTATGGGCATGGGGATTAAACGATTATGGTCAATTAGGTTTAGGAGATATAGTTCATCGATCATCGCCTATTCAAGTTGGATCATTAACCAACTGGAAACAAGTTTCAGTGGGTTATTATAGCACATTTGCGATTAAGACTGACGGAACATTATGGGCATGGGGCAGAAATAATTTTGGGTTTCTAGGAATAGGTAATACCGCCCATCGTTCTTCTCCTACTCAAGTTGGATCATTGACTAATTGGAAACAGGTTTCTTCTGGACAATTTCATGTAGCAGCTATTAAAACTGATGGAACTTTGTGGAGTTGGGGAAATAATGATTATGGTCAATTAGGCTCAGGGAATTCTACTGGTCGTTCTTCTCCTATACAAATAGGAACATTGACTAATTGGAAACAAGTTTCCTTAGCTAAATTCAATTATCACACAACAGCAATCAAAACTGATGGTACATTATGGTCTTGGGGGCTTAATATTGAGGGTTACTTGGGTCATAATGATCTAGTTTGGAAGTCTTCTCCTGTGCAACTTGGTTCATTAACTAATTGGAAGGAAGTTGCTACTGCATTTAGATCAACTGTAGCAATAACTTACACTGAAATATAATAGAGGAATAAAATGACTGATTACGTTCTTGTAGAAAACAAACAAATAATTCATCTTGGTCCTATGGGTTGGAAGCCAAGAATGTTTCAATCTGAATTGAACGATCTTGAAGTAGATTTTACTGTTCCTACAGCAGAACCCGGATACATTCAGATCAATGAAAACTTTGAGATTATGCCTGTGAGTTTAGATACTCCAACGCATAATCCATTGTTTGAAGAACTGGCAGGTCCATTTTGGACGTATGAAAATAATACTGCTATTGGTCATTACACTGTGCATGACGGTAATATAGATTCTATCAAAGGCAATTTAAAAAACATCGTCGCTGCTCTAAGATATAATAAAGAACAAACTCCGTTCAAATACACCATTCAAGGAACAGAAATTACTGTTGATGCGTCAAGAGAAAACAGAAATATCTTTGTTCAGAAATATCAATTTATGACTGACGCTGAAACTGTTGATTGGAAGTTTCCAGAAACATGGCTCACACTAACTAAGGCAGAACTCGGCGAATTAGTTGTGGCTGGTGCTACTCACATTCAGACACAATTTGATTGGGAAAAAGGATATGTTGATAGTATTGAAAGTTCTACAACTATTGACAATCTAAGAAACATTTATAATGAATTGATACCTCCGCCTAATTACTCAGGGGTGTAGTAATGGCTGTTACTGGTCCTAACACAGGATTTACACTCACTGAATCAGGAGTAACGAGTGATCTTGGTAATAGGTATGTTTCTAAAGACTATCTACTTGATGTTTATCCCAATTTAGTTTCTCCAACAGGAAACAGAACTTCTCCTGGATTGTATGTTTGGGGATTTCAAACCAGTCCTAGTGGCGAGTATTTTTTGGGTCTAGGAGACAGTAATCATCGTTCTTCGCCAGTTCAACTTGGATCGTTGAGTAATTGGAACATGGCTAGTTATGGCGATACTCATGTCATAGCTTTAAAAACAGATGGCACTTTATGGGGGTGGGGCGGTGATAGTGGATCAAGAGGAGCATTTGGTGTAGTTACTAATTTAGGTGGTACTTATTCAACGCCAATACAGTTAGGCGCTGATACAAACTGGAAATTTGTAAAAGCAGGAAGATTATTGTCAGTAGGATTGAAAAATGATGGATCGATGTGGGCGACAGGTTATAACTTAGATGGTCAGTTAGGTTTCGGAACAGGAGGTGTAAATGTTTCTAGTTGGACTCAAATAGGCTCTGATACTAACTGGAAACAATTAGTGTATGGCGAGTATAGTGGTTACGCTTTAAAAAATAATGGTACATTATGGAGTTGGGGATTTAATGGTAGTGGTCAATTAGGCCATGGTAATATAGTCCATCGTTCTTCTCCTACTCAAGTTGGTTCATTAACTAACTGGAAACAAGTTTCTGCTGGTCTTAGATATGGAATGGCAGTCAAAACAGATGGCACATTATGGGCATGGGGTCACAATAATGTAGGCCAATTAGGTTTAGGTGATCTTGTTCATCGTTCGTCTCCTGTTCAGGTTGGTTCATTGACCAATTGGAAAGAAGTTTCTTGCGGAGGATGGGCATGTTTTGCGATTAAAACAGATGGAACATTATGGGCTTGGGGTCATAATCCAGCGGGCGACTTAGGTTTAAACGATACTAATAGTCGTTCTTCCCCTGTTCAGGTTGGTTCATTGACCAATTGGAAACGTGTTTTTGGTGCCTGTGGTAAAGCAATTAAGACTGACGGAACATTGTGGGGATGGGGACGAAATTCCGAAGGAAATGTAGGAGTTGGTACTGCAACAGATAGATCATCACCTATTCAAATAGGCACAGAAACAACTTGGAAATCTTGTAATTACGATGGTTATAACACTACTAGAATGACAACATTCGCAATCAAAGACGGATATTTTTAAATGCCAGCAATAGGATATAAATTTCCAATCTATAATTCT